TATGTCTGCCCCGGCAATGGCAAGTGACGGCTTCATGAATTTGCCATTGGGTGTAGAAGATACAGGTTTACCGTTCAACTAAGGAGATGGGACAGCATGGCGAAACAAAAGAAATGTAGCACATGTAAATACAGTTGCCGCATAAGCTTTGAGGGCGGTGATAGGTTCTGCCAGTACATATTGATAACCGGACACAGAAGACCGTGTCCGGGAGGTGATGAATGTACAGTGTATGAGAAAGGCAAGCGGCTAAAGGAATATAATTTTGGCGATTAAACTAGGAGGAGATAATTTGGGTATTCGGGAAGCAATTGAAATTCTTCGCGATGAACAAAAACTGCTAATCAGTACGATAGCAGTATACAACAGCGATTGCTTAGGATTGAGCGAAGCAAAGAAAATAGAGCTTACAATGATAAACAAAAAAAGAATTGAGGCTATTGATATGGCAATTAAGGCACTGGGAGGTAAGAAAAATGAAGTCTAAGAACGGTAACATGAGCGCATTTATTTACGGCAAGCCGACAGGAGGCAGCAGATATGTAGGCAGCAAGAAGAAGCGCAAGACTACAAGAATTAACAAGAGCAAGAAGGTGGTTTCGTGACAGAGAGTGAAGCAATTAAGGAATTACAACAATACGTTGACTTACCGTTTGAAATGGACGTATTAGAAGAAGCGGCAAAGATGGCAATACATGCTCTCAAGAAGCAGATGCCGAAGAAGATTGTATATCACAAGTTGCCTTACGGTACACCGTACAGATGCCTGGAATGTGAAGCAGACCAAATAGCGATAGACTTTTTTAATTCCGACGGTACAGAACCGAACGAAAAATATTCATGGTGTTGGCACTGCGGACAGAAGCTGGATTGGGGTGATGCTGAATGAATGAAGAATTAAAGCCGTGTCCGTTTTGTGGCGGGAAAGCAGAAATTATAATCTTTAGTGCCGAATACGGAACGGTGACTGTCGGCTGTACTAACGAAGAGTGCGATATTACTATGGGGAAAGCGTTTTTCACTGACGAAGAAGCTATTCAACACTGGAACAGGAGGGCGAACAATGAGGTTAGTTGATGTAGCAGACATTGAAAAATTCATACGCGAGAATAGATGTGCCATAGGAGATGACCATTTATTGTTAGTCGCAGGAAATGACGGCAGGTGGCAATTCTTGAGTTATCAGAACATAGCAAGAGCCAAGGCGATAGAGCAGGAGAACAAGAAAAGGCTGCTAAAGGTCAACCCCAAGCCAAATTAAAAGATACCGCCTACTTATCAGCGGTATCCTCCACATAGTTTTGAAGAACAGTAACAATAAGATTGCTTAAACTGCGATTTTGTTTCTTTGCGAGTTCGGACAACTTCTCTTTGAGGGTTTTATCCATATTCACAAGAACACCTGTTTTATCCTTAGAAACCGCCATTGACAAATCCTCCTTTTTGGAGATTGTAACACGCTAAATGGTTATAGTCAAGTTATATAACTTTGCATTGACTGTTATATATAATAGTTATATAATGGTTATATAGAAAGGTGGTGTTATTATGCCAAAGAAAGGCGAATGTATGAATTTATTATCAAAAAGGTTTGGGAGGTGGACTGTTGTAAGTAAATCCGAGCCACAGATTGATAAAAATGGTTGTGCCATAAACAGGTGGCTATGTAAATGTGATTGCGGAAATGAAAAAATAGTTTTACAACCAAGTTTGATTTCTGGTCGTTCAAAATCTTGCGGATGCCTTAATAAAGATATTGTTAGCAAAATGCGGAATAAACACGGATTATCCAATGTTGGTTCTGGATTATATTCTGTTTGGCACGGAATAAAATATAGGTGTTATTGCAAATCATCCCATGATTATCCAAACTATGGCGGTCGCGGAATTACAATATGTGAGGAATGGAAAAACGATTTTAAGGCATTTCACGATTGGGCTATTGCAAACGGATACAAGGAAGAAAAGACGGATAAAGGAATAAATATGCTCACAATTGACCGAATTGATGTCAATGGAAATTATGAACCATCAAATTGTAGGTTTGTAACAAATGAAGTGCAGGCGAAAAATAAAAGAAATACAATACCTGATGATGAAAGATTTAGGGTTTGCCCTGTGTGCGGAAAAATATATGAAATACATACAAGAAAAGGAACAAATACTTGTAGTCAAAGTTGTGGTGCCAAGTTCAGAGCCATGAAGATGCGCAATACAAAGAAAATGTCATATTGTGTTATTTGTGGAAAAGAATTTGAGAAAAAGATAGACCACGGAAAAGAGAAGAAGTATTGCAGTAGAGAATGTATGGGAATTGGGAAATCTCCGTTTTTAGAATACAATGGGGAAAAACGAAGAGTTGTTGAATGGGCAGGGATAACGGGTATTGAAGCATCTGTAATATTAACAAGATTAAAATATGGTTGGGATATTGAAAAAATACTAACTACCCCAACACAAATAAAGAATCGAGGTGGTAAAAAGTGATACTTCTTGAAGATACAAGAAATCAAGTTGGCAAACACGATAAGAAAAATGAATATTTTTATAAAAACGGAATTGAGGTTCGCAGAACTAAATTATACTGTGGAGATTATACATTGCCGACAAACCAGAGCGTGTGTATTGACACAAAAAAAGACATACAGGAGCTTATAGGAGATATATGCGGGAAATCGCACGAAAGGTTCAGAAATGAGCTTATAAGGGCACAAGAAAGCAATATAAAGCTAATCATTCTTACTGAAGATGATGGATGTTATTGCGACCGTAAAAAAACAATATACAACAAGCCTGTGACTTGCATAAATGACTTGTTCGGTTGGAAAAATCCGAGATTATTTATATGGCAAGGCGGAAAACAGAAATATCCAAAAGCTACAAAAGGACAGACATTGGCAAAGTGCTTGCTTACATTACAAGAAAAGTATGGCTGCGAATTTGCATTTACAGCAAAGAAAAATAGTGGTTCGGAAATTTTAAGGCTTTTAGGTATCGCAGAAGCAGTATGAGAAGTTTATGGATTTGTTGTTGAAAGCAGGTGAAGGCGAATGAATAATGTTCCTATTGGTGCATACACATTTTCGGATTCTTATTTGAGAAAGCTTAAGAAGTACCATGCTGGTAGGCCTTGCAGAGCGGTGTTAAAAATTGATTTGAACACAAAAGAGGCTGTTGCCGAATACAGTTCGATAGCGGAAGCAGTAAAAGAAAATAACATGAAAACAAACTCGAATATCAGAGCGGTGTGTAAAGGGTTGAGAAATCATGCTGCCGGATATGGTTGGAGATACAGAGAGGAAGTGGTGAAATGCAGCAGATGACAATATTTGACATAACTAGAGAGCCTGTAAAAATTACAAAGCCAATACGTCTTATAGAGTTATTTGCTGGCTGACCGGATACGGAAGTCAGGCAATGGCGTTAAAGAGAATAGGTGCTAAGTTTGAACATTACAGAGTTGTGGAGTTTGATAAGTACGCTATTGCAAGCTATAACGCAGTACATGGTACGGATTTCCCCACAATGGACATAACAAAGGTTAATGCAGAAGATTTGAATATCTGCAACACAAATGCATTCACTTACTTACTTACTTACTCGTTTCCTTGTACGGATTTATCGGTTGCCGGAAAACAAGCCGGAATGTCTAAGGGCAGTGGTACAAGAAGCGGTCTACTGTGGGAAGTTGAGAGAATACTAACAGAAATCAGAGATAGTAACGGAGAATTACCGCAGATTTTGTTCATGGAGAACGTACCACAAGTACACGGCAAGAAAAACATCAATGATTTTGAGAAGTGGTTGGGGTTCTTGGAGAACTTAGGGTACACAAATTATTGGCAAGATTTGAATGCTAAAAATTATGGAGTTGCTCAGAACAGAAACAGGTGTTTTATGTTTTCATTCCTTGGCAATTACTCATATGATTTTCCACAGCCTATACCGCTCAAAAAGAAATTGAAAGACTATCTTCAGGACAATGTAGAAGAAAAATATTACATCAACAATGAAAAGGCTGAAAAGTTGATAAAAAAGCTTGTTGACAACGGAACATTGCCAACTACAATCCATCAGAGCAGAGCAGAGCAGACGTGCGTTGACGGAACAATCAACGAACCGCAAAAAAGAGAAGTTGCAAACTGCATACCAGCAAGGTACGATAACGGAATTTCAAAACGCAGAAAAGCTGGGAACCTCGTTGTTGAGAATGAATGCAATGGTTAATTATAATCATGCAGATAAAATTGGTAATGATGTAGCCAAAACATTGTGTGCTAGAGATTATAAAGGCTTTGGAACAGGCTTTGATACAATGAATGGAGTGATTGAAGTAATGGCAGATGTAAATGTAATAGGTTCTCTTGAAGCAAAATTTGAGAGCACCAACAGAATTTATGATGTAGGGGGGTGTAGTCCAACATTGAGTACAATGCAAGGTGGTAATCAAGAGCCGAAAATTCTTGAAGCAAAGCAGTTAGGCTTTATGGATAATGACACAGGCAAGCACCAATCGAACACAGTATATGACGAAAACGCACTTTGCCCTAATATTACAACAGTTGAGGGTGGCGGCACGCAACAGATAAAGATATGTACTGCAAGTCAGATAGTTGCTATGCGTGGTAGAAATCCCGATAATCCGTCAGATAGGACCGTAGGAAGTCCGACAGAGCAAAGATTAGAGGTAAATGCACAAGGCATGAGTAATTGTTTAACAAGTGTGCAAAAAGACAATTTGTTGCTTGAAAATGTTCTTGCAGTTGATGAACAGAATATGAATGTGCGCAAAGAAACTTTTGGAACTCTAACAACAGACGGAAGTAGTCTGAAGCACAACAACCGAGTGATGATTAAGCAGAGCGATATTCAAAAAGTCGGTCAAATATCAAGCAATGGTTCCCAATGTGGTACAGTTGTTTCCGATAACGGCATATCGGCTAATCTTGTAGCTGGCACACACGGATATGCGAATAGCCATATTGCCACACAATATCGTATCAGAAAGCTAACACCGAGAGAGTGTGGACGGCTGATGGGTGTATCTGATGAAGATATTGACAAAATGGCAGCAGTCAACAGCAACACACAATTGTATAAGCAATTCGGAAACAGTATTGTTGTAGATGTTATGTGCGCTATGTTTAGGAATTTAAACATAAATCAACGATAAAAGGAGATTAAGCGATGGCAGACAAGCGAATGTTCAGTAAAAAGTTAATAGATTCGGATGCGTTCCTTGATATGCCAATATCAGCGCAGGGTTTATTCTTCCACTTGTGCATGAGAGCGGACGATGACGGCTTCGTGGATGCGCCTAAGAGGATTGCAAGGGAATGTCAAGCGTCAAGTGAGGATTTGCAGGTGTTGATTGACAAGCGGTATGTTCTGACATTCCCCGATTCTAACGTCATTGTAATTAAGCATTGGTGGCTACATAACACCATTCCTAAGGACAGATATAAGCCTACGCTGTACACAGAGGAGAAGTCACAGATAGGTGTTAAACCTAACGGAGCCTACACGGATGACCCGGCAAAGATGGTGAGCATGAGTACAACTCAGCATGTAACACCCAAGACGAAGAACAAGTTTAACTGCTGTTCACAGAGACAGTACAGTGGTGAACAGTTTGAGGAACTTGAAAGGCAACTAATCCAGAAAGGAGTTAAAAATGGCGGCTAATGAAATATATTATAAACGTAAGGCGAACCACGAATGTACATACTGTGGAACTAAACTGCCAGACAATTACAAGCTTTCAAGGTGCGAGAATTGCTTGAAAGCTGAAAGCGAAATGACTAAATACGCAAGGAAAATGGCATTAAAGGCAGGATTATGTACAATATGCAAGACAAGGAAAGCGCGCCCTGGTAGGGTGACTTGCGAATTGTGCGGACGAAAGAAATCAGATGAGGTTATGGCACGGCGAAAGCGGCTCAAAGCACAAGGGTTATGTACCATGTGCGGGAAAGTACCGCGCACAGAAAGTTCCTGCTTATGCGAGGAGTGCAAAATCAAATGGAGGGGGTATAACTATTGATGGCAACGACAATAGTTTTTTTGGCTGGAACGATATTATCGGCCATAGCAACATTTCTGATAGTAGGAGCAAGCAAAAATAATGCAATTATTGAAGCATACGAAGAAGGCTACAGAGATGGGCTGAATGTGGCTGGAAACGGAGTGAAATATGACGAGGTTCGCTGACAATCTCCGGGTGCTCATGGCAAGGCAAAAGGTGTCGCAGTTTAAGCTTGCTAGTGAATTAGGCGTGACACAGGCGCAGATAAGCAATTATTTAACACGAAAAGCGTACCCACGGCAACGGACGTTGAATAAGATTGCTTTATATTTCGGCGTAAGTGTGGACACACTAGAATGTGATAAAATGTAATTATTTTGACTTTTTGGAGGCAAAACATGGAATATATAAGCGGAATGGCAATGGGAGATAGGGTTGAAAAATATCTTAAGGATAATAAAATGTACACGCCAAAAAATTATAGAAGCGCATACAGAGCAGTCAAGAATAAAGCCCTCAAAATCAAGAATGGCGCAGGAAAAGCAACCCGATATTTTTATTATGAAGAGGATATTACTATCATCTTGGATGATTGGAAGAAGCACTTAGACTGAATTTTACAAGGAGGATAACGGCTTATGAAGCTGTCGAAGCTGACTAAGCCAGAGCTTGAACGTATTAGCAGCAACGCCAATTTCACGGAGGAAGAGATAGAAGTGTTTGAACTTCTAGCCAAAGGAAAAACTATTACAGAGATTGCTCAGCAAATATCTGTATGCAATCGGACTGTCAATAGAAGAATAAACAAGATAATGTCAAAAATCAACAGATTGGAGGGGAAATCATGGTGATTGTGACACAGAATGGCAAGGAAATCAAGGCAGGCGAAATCAAATTGCCAGACAAAACCAAAGAACTGATTGCGTCGATAATTGACAATCAGTAAGCATAAGAGTAAAATGTGCCGTAACGCGATAAGTACGGCACATTCTTTTTAATAAGAGGAGGTTAAACGATGGAATGTGTTGCGTATATGAGAGTATCAACAGAAAAGCAGGTAGAAGAGGGCAATGGTCTTGAAAGTCAAAAAAGAGATATTCTCGACTACTGCTCCAAGAACAAGCTGATTGTGACAGATTGGTATGTTGACGATGGCTACACCGGGGCAAATATGAACCGCCCGGAGCTTCAAAGGCTTGTCACTGACTGTAAGCATAAGAGGATATCTTGCGTGGTGGCTTTTAAGCTTGACAGATTATCAAGGAATATGATTGACGGTCTATATATGATTGAGAAGATATTCCAGCCAAACGGCGTACAGTTCAAGTGTGTCCATGACAGTGTAAGCTATGACAGCCCAATGGAACAGGCGTATACTCAGATGATGGCTGTTTTTGCGCAGCTTGATAAAAATACAATGATGTTGCGTATGCGTGGCGGTATGCTTGAACGTGTCAAGCAAGGTTACTGGATGGGCGGTGGCAATCTGCCTTATTGCTACAGCTATGACAAGGATAGTGGAATCTTAATCCCTATTGCAGAACGCAAAGAACAGGCAAATAAGGCACTTGAATTGTATATAAGTGGGTATTCGGATGCGATGATATGCGAAATATGCGGGTATAAAGGAGAGCGTGTTGTCAATCGTATACTTACAAGTACTGTCAACATCGGCATGATACCATACAAGGGCAAGATATATCAAGGTTTGCATGAGCCTATATTCGACAAGGAGCGGTTTGAGCTTGCTCAACAGTTGAGAAAATCCCGAAGTCTTAATAAGGCAAGTTGTATAACTGAACCAAACTTATTGACGGGGCTGTGTTATTGCGGGGTGTGCGGATGTGCTATGCGATACCAAAAGTGGACACATGGGAAGCACAAAATATATTGCATGTCAAGGAATAAGGCTATGTCTTATCTGCCAAACCACAACCCGGACTGCAATAATTCGCTTGAATGGGCGGACGATATAGAGGAGCAAGTTGAGAGAGAAATGCTCAAAATATCGCTTGACTTATCATCGTACAAGCCCAAGGAAAAGGAAACAAAGCTTGATATTATGCAGTCACAACTTGACAAGGAACAGACAAAATTGAAAAGGCTTTACGGCTTGTATGCTGATGGGAACGACACAGTACTGAGCATGATTAAAGAGCTTGAAGGAAATATATCTGCGATTAAAGAGAACATAGCGGAAGAACGGAAGAACTTTTCCATCAAGCAAAAGAATACTATTATATATGATGAAATAAAAAAACTTGCCGATGTTTGGGGTAACATCGACAAGAAACAAAAAAATATGATACTTAAAACTATAATTGACAAAATTGTAATAGTCAATGGAAATATTGAAATTCAGTTAAAGAATTTTTAGCACTTACTATATGCTGTTCCTATGGCAGTATGCTAGTGCTAATGCCGTATTTATCGCGTTTTTCAAAAAGCAAAATAAAATATTTGTCGCTTTTATGTCGCCAAGCTGTCGCTTTGAGCGACTTTTTTTATGCCAAAATATAAATAGAAGGAGGGATAGCAGATGTTGTCAGACGAAGTGAAAGAAAAGCTCTTCGCAAAGAAAGAAATACAGCAGCTTGACCTGATGACGGTATCCCTTGTCATTAGTGCGATTGATGAAGCAATGGAGGAGGTAGACCAAGAAGATGCAGCTAAACAATCCTCAATATATGAACAGCGTGTATAACCCACAAGGGTTTTATCCACAGCAGTACGGCAATTATGCACCATATCAACAGATACAGCAACAGAGGTTTCAGCCACAAGAGCAATATCCAGCAATGCAAAATCAGCAGGCAATAGGGCTTAATGGACGTATTGTGCAAGTGGTCGAAAATATCAACGCCAACGAGGTCCCTATGGATGGCAGTATGGCATTTTTTCCAAAGCAGGACTTGTCAGAGATATATGTCAAGGGTTGGAACGCTGACGGAACGATTAAGACGATTGTGTATAAGCCCCAAATAGACAATAAATCTGTGCAAGCGGTAAATACTTCACTTGATACAGAAAAACTCAAGATTGACCTATCAGAGCAAGTCACAGCGGGCATTATGCAACGCTTTGATGACTTATCAGCCAAGATTGAGCAGTTGGAAAACAAGGTAGCTTTAGGAACGCAAAGAAAGACTTCACAATCGCAAAGTAAAAAGGAGAGTGACGAGGCATGACCAACCCAATGCAATTAATTCAAATGATGCGTGGCGGCAATCCACAGCAGCTTTTACAGCGAATGATGGGAAATAGTCAGATTATGAGTAATCCTATGGCAAAAAATGCTATGCAAATGGCACAAAAAGGAGACACCAAGGGAATAGAGCAGATGGCAAGAAATTTATGCAAAGAAAAAGGCTTAAATGCCGACGATATGATGAAACAATTAAAAAACAACTTTGGAATGTAGCATATTAGAGGAATACCCGGGAACCTCTTTATGAATAAATTAAACAGGAGGACAAAATATGTTCAACTCAAATTGTGCATCGGTTCCGTTAGTCGCCAATATTGACGGAAACAATAATAATGGCTGGGGAGCTGACGGCGGATGGCTTTGGTTTATAGTCGTTATCTTTGCAATTTTTGGCGGCTGGGGCGGTGGCTTCGGCGGCTGGGGCAACAATGGCGGCGGTGCTATGCAGGGCTACGCTACGCAAGCAGATATTCAGCGCGGATTTGATAATCAGGCGGTTATCTCAAAGCTTGACGGATTATCAAACGGCTTATGTGATGGCTTCTACGCTATGAATAACAGTATGCTTACCGGCTTTAATGGTATTAACACAAATATCATGCAGACCGGCTATGGCATTCAGCAGGCTATTAACGCTGATACAGTCGCTAATATGCAGAATACCAATGCTTTACAGGCACAGCTTGCTAACTGCTGCTGCGAGACGAGAGAAGCCATCCAAGGTGTAAATTACAACATGGCTACTAACACCTGTGCTTTACAGAACACAATGAATAATAATACAAGAGATATTATTGACAGCCAGCAGGCAGGAACGAGGGCAATCCTTGACTTCTTGACGCAGGACAAGATAGCAACACTCACAGCAGAGAATAACGACTTACGCAGAGCTGCTTCACAGGATAGACAGAATGCACTTCTGACTACAGCTATGACAGCACAGACAAGTCAAATTCTTGACGCTGTAAGGCCTACACCAGTTCCGGCATATCCAGCAGCTTCACCTTGCGGGCTTGGCAATTGGTCACCGAATGTGTTAGCAAATGGCTGTGGCTACAACAATGGCTGTGGCGGTTGCAACTGCTAGTTACAACTGAATAATTGAGTATCTTAATTGAGTTTAACTCGATTATGTCTGCTATGCAGTATTACGTTGGTACCGACATTGATGTCGGGAGCATGGGGCAGACTTGTATGGTTTGCCCTTATTTTTGTGAAAGAGAGGAAATAAAATGGCTGAATTTTCAAGCGTTGCAACACAGACAGTTGCAGTAAACGGAAATGTATTATTTACAGATACACCAACATCAATTTGCAATAAAGGATATATCACGCATAGAACTGGAAGTGGTTTAATCAATGTAAAGGGGGCAACGAACACTTGCAGGGCAAAGTACAGAGTGGAATTTAATGGAAATATTGCAGTTCCTACAGGTGGAACAGCAGAAGCAATTTCATTAGCTATTGCTGTCGAGGGCGAGCCAGATTTATCTACACTGGCAATCTCTACACCGACAGCAGTTGAAGCATTTAACAATGTGTCTATGGCTACAGATGTATGGCTTCCTTGCGGTTGCTGTCAAGCAATTTCTGTTAAGAATACATCTGAACAGGCTATCAGCGTTGCTAATGCTAACATTACAGTTAATCGTGTTGGATAGACTTGTTTGGAATGTATGCAATAAGCGCATTATCAACAATTCTGCTGATTGGTATTAGAGTTTGCTTAGAGTACTCTTTCAACTGCTTTTCAACCTCTTTGTCAAGAGTTGTAGAAAAACGAATGCGGTTTTTAAGTTCATCTTTCGGCATATTTACACCACCTTTCATAAATTTAATTAAGTTTAACACAATTTCTTGTTGAATACAAGAAAATAATCTGATATAATTTAATTAAGATTAAATAAACTTAATTAAGGAAAGCGAGGTAAAGTTATGCCATTTGCCAAAGGACATAATCTTAATCCCGGTAAATATGTGGCTGGGTATGAAGACGAATTTGTCACAATTAAAAAAAGAATTGAAGACACATTTAGACCAAGCGGAGAGACTGTGAGAAACTATATTTGCATATGTAAAGAATGTGGTAAAGAGTTTTCGACATCTCACACTATGATAAGAGACCACTTCGCAACTTTTTGCAAAGAATGTAAAAAAGAAAGAAGAAAGGAAAAGAAAAATAAATATTACGGTACAAGAATTTATTCAATTTGGAGAAGCATGTTGAATAGATGCTATTGGGAAAAACATAAACATTATAACAATTATGGCGGTAGAGGAATAGCAGTATGTGATGAATGGAGATTTAACTCTACTGCTTTTGGAGATTGGGCGATAAGTAATGGATATGCGGACAATCTATCAATAGACCGAATTGATAATAATGGAAACTACTGCCCCGAAAATTGCAGATGGGTTACTTGGAAAGAGCAAATGAAAAATAGAAGACCTTTCAGTCGCAACACCAGTAGCAGAAAGGCTAATAACAGAAAGATTAATAGTAAGAGAAGTCAAAATGCACTTATTGAAATAAATGGTATTATCAAAACAAGGAATGAATGGTGTGATTTTTACGGTATTTCAAGAAAAACCGTAGATAAAAGAATTTATGAATTAAAATGGGATGTTGTAGAAGCTATTACAACACCTCCTAGAAAGAGAGGAAAATAAATTGCATATTGAGAGAATACATAGAATGATTGAATGTCTCACGGAGAAGACGCTGTCCGAACTTGATAAAGGCATCGAAAACGTAAATGTTGAGGAAATGTCAGAAGCCGTGGATATGATTAAGGATTTATGCGAAGCTGAATATCGTGCAGTTATCGTCAAGTCAATGAAAAAGGCTGACGAAGAGGAGGAAGAGTACAACAAGGAGTTGCTCAGAGAGCTTAAGGCTGAATATGGCGAAGATGCTGGCAGACGTTTTTACGATGAATACCGTTACAAGACCACGGGCAGATATGCACCAAAGGGCAGAGGCACTTATGTAGGCAGACGCGGGTATGAACCCGCCTGCCCGACGGCTACAACACCTTATGTAGGCAGACGCGGTTATGAAGAACCGCCATATTGGCATAGATACCCGGGTGATATGACGGACATGGATTATGACAGCGTGGAGCGCATGAGAGACATGGACAGATTAAGCCATGGCAGAATGTACTACACCGACATGTCAGACCGCATGGGAATGATTGACCAGCCGAGAAGTGGCAGCTCTACGGAACGTGATATGCGTGAGGGCAGAAGCGGCATAAGCCGCAAGCATTACATGGAGACTAAGGAACAGCACAAGGCGAACACTCAGCAGGACAAGGACGCTAAGATGCAGTCGCTTGATGAGTACATGAGGGAGTTAAGCTCTGATATGACAGAACTTTTAACCGACATGACACCTGAGGAACGCACAATGCTGAAGAGCAAGATGTCAGTGCTTATGACTAAGATTTGATTTTTAGAGGTAGGGGCAGAAATGCTCCTACCGTTGTGAGGTGTATTATGTTTACGATTAACGGCATTGATTGGAGCTTAATATTTGTACATGGCGCAAGCTCTGATTTATTGCGTTCAGACGGCACTACAAGTCTTGCTGTGACTGATTGGAACCGCAGAAGTATATTTATATCAACCGCACCTAAGGGAGCTTATTTAAGGCGTATAATCGCACATGAGCTGTGCCACGCATTTTGCTTTAGTTATGACATATCAATGCCGATTGAACAGGAAGAATATCTTGCGGGCTGGATAAGCCTTTACGGCACTGATTTAGTATATTTGCTTGACAGCATCATGTCGAGCCTATCACGGAGGGCAGTATGAGCGCAGAACAGCTATTAGAATACATTCAGAGAACCAACCCGGAAATGACAATGGAGCGTATGATATACGAGCTTAGTCAATGTGAATATGTGGCTAAGGCTGTTATTTTCACGGCGCAAAATCAAGTGAAAAATTAATGTGAAATTTTTCATATCCCCCTATCTACATAAAGCAAAATAAAAAAATCGAAATCAGATTTCCATAAAATCCGACTTCGATTTTCATTTGCATTTTCTCAAAATTCTTGATTTTATTTAATATTTTTCGGCAAAAATTTTCTTGCTAAAAATTTTGATACCCCCGTCTATCTCAAAGTAAAAATATGAAAACCGATTTACGATTTTGTCGAAATTTGGCTCTGATTTGATGTCGTTTTTGAGCCTAAAATGGCTCTGCATGGTGGTGGGACCAGTACAACACCGCACCCAAAACCGCCCAGCTCTGCCTATGGCAATAAAGTTAGGCGCAACAAACAGACCGCCAAACAGCATTACGTTACAAGTCGCCGCCCGTTAAGGGCGCAGTTGTCCGCTTGATGATAAAATAGCACTTTGATTTCAATTTGTCAAGGAACGACAAAAAGAGAACTTTCAGAAGTTCTCTTTTTAACTGCTTATTCTTCTTTACAAGCCATAAAAGCTGAGAAGTTCAGCCTTGCGGCTATCATCAAACACGACCTCAGTCTTGCGGACACCAAAATCACAAAATAGCCAAGTGTCGCCGGCAACTATCGAAGCTGCTAACCCTCCCATCAATGCGTGGTCGACACAGCCAGCGACTGCATAAGCCAGCATCTCAATTGTACCCTTTGACAGGCAAGTCAACATAAGTGCCTCGCTTGTAGCTGTTTTTTTGGCTACAAGCTCCATAATTTCATTGCTAGACGCAAATACGTCATCGCAATTATAAATGTCTAGTTTCTTCATATTCTAATACCTCCGTATATTTAATTATATAGCCGACTTTATCGGCTGAAAAGTGACGGGCGGAATCGAACCGCCCACGTTGACACCCGTCGTCACTTGGCTAAATAAGTACACCTAAGCGCATACAATCGCGCTTTTTGTCACAGACAATTTTCCATTTTTCAAAATTGCCATTAATATTATCTACTGTTCTAGTCTTCATCCAATCGGCACAAGCTTTCTTATATTCCTGTCTTGCGTCATTTTTCCTTGTCTGTAAATCCTCTGAAAATGTCATATAATCAACCATCCTTTCATTGTGTGCCCTGTCTCATCAGTGCAGGTGGGGCAATTCCTATAGACCGCCGTGCGGGCGGTTTCGACTATTTTATCCGCTCTTCAATCTGTGCATATATAGATGGTTTCGATTCGTCAACCTCTTTATAGACGCATCCGCTATATATTTTATTGGTTGACCCTTTGCAGGACTTGCCGAAACTCTTACAGTTGTAACACATTGCGTTATACTTCAATGTTTCAACGGCTTTTCTACGTGCCTTGCTTCTTTCTATCTGTTCATCTGTTGCAACCATGATATATTTTGCCATGGTTAATCCCTCCTTCTTTTTATTTTATTAAAAGCAACCCGGGGAATCGAACCCCGGCAACGCGCTGCCTTCAGCGATTGCCTATTTTAAAAATATTATGCCCGGGTCTTCGTGAGCGATTTCAACATCCGAATATATTAATATTCGGCAAGCTTCGCCCGGAAATGCCGGCTCGCAAAATACTTCTATTTGCCTCTTCTTCTCATCAGGAATAATAAGCCCTACATCCTTCCTGAGGACTTCTCCGTCCTTACCAACTAATATTCTATTGTACCTCATATTATGCCTCCTATTTTTTTAATCAGTCTGCCCACTCAATGCGTTTTAATTCGCCTGTCCTCATACTGTGATACCAGCTCTTGCCGCCTACACTGAATGTTAACTCGAACCATGTACATCTGTCTTCGTGTTCGTGGTCGTAGCTGCCTTCAAGTACTGCGATTGAGTTTGCCGATGGGGCAAATCCAAACTGATTTTTGAAGGCTGCTCTTATCGTCTTTCTAACATCTTCAAGCTGTAAATCTGTCATAATTGCCTACCTCCTTATTTTTGGGTATAACAAACACATGTTCTGTATCTGTTCTATTTCCCTTTCGTTGATATTATAATATCACTTTTAACAGTGATAGTCAATAGGTTTATCACTTTTTTTAGAAATATTTTTATTGACTTTTTTTTTAAACTGCCATATATTAAAAACACAACGAGGAGGTGATGGGATGCTTAAATATAAATTCAACGTGGGCGATGCCTTGGAGCGCGCCGGCTTTAATACTTACAAAGCCAAAACAACTGGACTGATAAGCCAAGACGCATTAAGGAAGATTAAGAATGAAGATACGGGAATTAACTTAACAACGCTAAACAATCTGTGCTTGATACTGGACTTGCAGCCGAAGGACATTTTTATATTCGAAGAAACAGCAGAGGAGCGCGAGAAGAAATTAAAAATTTTTTCAAAAAATTAAAAATATCACTTGCAAAAGTGATAGAGATATGTTATTATAATGATGTCGGAAGGGAGAAGGTAAGAATTTCCGAACGTGTGTTTGCTACACGAAAAATTAAAATTTGGGAGGTGCCAAAATGGCTGATTTTAAATTCGACGATAAAAATAGAGCGAGATACTACACATGCAAGAAATATCTCGCAGCAAGATGCAAGTGCCTCGCAGGCAAGATAGAATTGCAGACAGGGTTATCTTGCCTGCATGATGAAAGTACCTGCTATGGCATGAGCAATTATCTGACAATTTCTGACAATGACGGAAATTGTTATAAAATCAGAATATCCGACCACAAGCCGACGGGGAGCGGCTCACAGTGTGACTATTATATTAATATAATCAACCGCACATGGCGCGAGGTAAAATCAGATGCGTTAAGAGCGGCATCTGATTTTAAAAACAGTCTGCCAGAGACTGTCAATTCTAAAATAGACAGCTCAAAATTGGTGGCTTCTATTTCGGAAGCGTTTGAAAATCTGTATTAAAAAAAACGAACCGGGCGAGGTTAAGAACTTTCCCGGTTCGTTTTCTGCTGTAAAGTGCCTATTAAATTAAATAATAATGGCTCCTGCCAAGTCACGACCGATTTAATAACGATACCAAGCGACATTAACGGTCAGCACTTCCAGCTCTCACAGCATACATGATTTAAGGCTGATTGTCAACGTATCAGATATTATATTGATGTATTCTAAGCATTGACAAATCCACGGCTAACTGATAGTATCATAGACGGGCGAGGGCGAAGAACTCATGGCAGTATCGCAAATAGCACATTGACAACCGCATATCTCACACACCTATAATTTTAGACCAATAACAATTCGTTATCTGGTCTTTTTGTCGTTCTGTTAATATCTTGACAATGTATCTTATTTAATCCCATGTCTTTAAGTTATTTATGTATCGTATATTATTATAAAATTTACTGTCATAGATTAAGAGCCTGAGCCCTTATATTATATTTATTAATATATAGGGCTGCCGGGCACATGGACACTGTCAACAAAACGTAGCCTAGAGAAGATTAGATAAGATTAGACAAGGTAAGATTAATGAGAATGTGTAAATAAATAATCGGTTTTTTAAAAACGTATATAATTATATACTGTATATGCGATTAGTACCAAAGTACTACGCTTAAATACCCCAAAGTTATATTTTATATAGATTTTTAATATAGGCAGAAGCTATATCAAGTGATATGATAATCTCATGTGTGAGAGATACCGAGTATATGGAGGTGATTATATTATGAGTAACGATAATAATAGTTATGATATTCAGACAATCAGGACTGTTGATGATATGAGAATTGTAGCCAGTGATATAGTCACTAATTACTGCAATAGACATAACATTAATGAAAATGATATATTTCCGTCTATATGGGCTGACATAATTACCGAATTAAACATATTACTATTTACCCCATGCAATAAAGTACTTAAAAAAGTAGACGGTATTCATAATGAGTATGACATAGACAAAGTTGAATATGTTTATAATTATATATATAAGCGTCTGTGCAATAGTCATTGTCAAGAGGTGACTATTAAGGGCTTTCTTGATATGTCGGGTATTAATAGACAGACGTTGTACGACTGGTCGAACGGTGTACTTGGTTCTCAGCGTTCCGATTTGGCTAAAAAAATAGCTGAAGATAACGAGGAGAGTCTATTTAACTTGATGAAGGATAGGCGGCTCAACCCTATGAAGGTGTTACCTAAGTTAAACAGATACCACGGTTGGAATATGCCGGGAGCCAGAGCGGAGAGAACGGAGAGAGAAGCCCTTGGAGCTGATGCCCTGATACAGCTCGGACAGCAGCCAAGACCGCTTGAGTTGTCCGATAATAGTTCCGCGATTGACAGTAATAATTGATGTTTTATCACATGGAGTTGTCACACAATTCTATACAATTCACGAATGCCCTATTTATAAGAGTTTACGGATATGTGGCTTAATGTCAACTATTCGCAAAAGTTAGGTTTAACGAATAGTTGAGCAGAACGTAATGGAATGATAACGCTATTGCGTGAATTGTTTGGGAATTGTGTATAAATGGATTGATAGCACGGGACCAGCTGGGGTGGGGGTTATATGATTGCCGTATATGCCCCCTCTAAGTCCCGAAAACTCCGACAAAAATAAAAAGCCCCTCATGGCATGGATAGGGATGTACACCTGACAAGCTGTAAGCCTTAACAGTTTTCATGCCATAACATTAAGGCAATATCGAAAAGGCAGGTATAAGCAATGAATGATTTAAAAATCTTTGAAAACCCGAAATTTGGTTCGATTAGAACGGTTGTGATTAATGATGAGCCGTGGTTCGTAGGAACTGATGTTGCAAAATCATTAGGGTATGCAAAACCGTATGACGCGATTAAAACAAATGTGAATGACGAGGACACCATTATAACGGGTGTCTCAGACGCGAATAACCACACACAACAAATGATAGCAATTAACGAATCAGGATTATATGATTTGGTATTTGGAAGCAGACTACCAACAGCGAAGAGCTTTAGACATTGGGTTACATCTGAGGTTTTACCATCTATCCGCAAGAACGGCGGTTACATACAGAATCAGGAGCAGATGACACCGGAACAGATTGTTGCAAACGCTTTGATTGTCGCAAATAAGATTATTGAGGAGAAAGAAGCAAAGATTGCTGAGATGAAGCCCAAAGCGGAATATTTTGACAATCTTGTGGATAGCAAGCTTTTAACAACTTTCAGAGACACAGCAAAAGAGTTACACATTCCGCCGCAGCAGTTCACGCAATGGCTTGTGGAAAATGGCTATCTGTACCGAGATAAGCACAATTCATTGAAGCCTTACGAAAAGTATCGCAAAGACGGATTGTTCCAGTTGAAAGATTTTTCGACACCTTTTGGTTATTCGAATGTTCAGACTTATGTAACTGTAAAAGGTAAGGAGACTTTTAGACTTTTAATCGGAGGAGTAGTAAAGTGACAGGCAATGAATATCAGCAGTTGGCAATGAGAACCAACGACGGACTTAATAGGCTGCGTTTAGAGGACGCAATAGCAAATCAGGGCGACATATTGGTATCACAGTTGCTTAATGGAGCATTAGGGCTTACTGGTGAAGCCGGAGAAGTCTCAGACCTCATAAAGAAAGGCATATTCCACGAAAAAGGCATAGACCTTGAACATCTCAAAAAGGAGCTAGGTGATTGCGCATGGTACTTGGCGATGATATGTGACGCTTGCGGATTTACACTTGATGATGTCATGCAGAAAAACATTGACAAGCTCAAGGCACGTTACCCTAAGGGCTTTGACGCATTCAGAGCTAACAATAGGACGGAGGACGATATATGATAACGGATTTGGTAGTATTTGGAATTTTATGTATGCTTGAAGCTCCTGCATGGTGCTTTGTGGCAATCGGTATATCGGTTTTAATCAGGGTAATTAGTTTCAGCATGAACTTAGGTGCTAGGCAGTCAGAAAAAGCCTTAGACGAGGCGATAAAGAGGTCACTGAATGAAATATCAAGGCAGAGAGATAAATGATGAATGCTCACGTTGCGGCAACATATTTGAGTGCGTATTGTTCCTCAAAGGACATGGCATAGGTACAGAGCGTGAACATGTGGCGGATATGCTTAGATGTCAATTTGAGCACAAGGAAAGGCATGATAAAGGTGATGGGAATAATTAGATTTCTCGGTTTGACAGCTTTAGGGTTATTTATAATCGGCATAACAATAGTGCTTATAATGTTTTTTGCCATAGGCATAAGAACACTTATACAGATGTTCAAAGACATGTAATTTTGGGCTATCGTCAAGCGGTAAGGCACAGCACTTTGACTGCTGTATTCGTGGGTTCGAATCCCACTAGCCCAGTTTGGTCATTTATGACCACTGTTTTACGATACATTGTCATGTGACGTAAAACCTCCTTTACGAAACCTATTAGCGGAAAGCTGTTAAGAGCCGTCACAAGGCTCGATAGGTTTACGGGTTTTGTTGCTTTAGTTCCCCAGTGCTCCATAACACACTAAAAGAATAGCAACAGTGCGGACAACATAAGCCGGGAAGCTTGCGACGCTGCTGATCCTCGCTGTCGCCCCGTCTGCACTTACGGAATATAGCTCAGTTTGGCAGAGCGCTCCGCTTGGGACGGAGAGGTCGTAGGTTCAAATCCTGCTATTCCGACTGCCTCGAATGAGGCACAAAGCAATACCCCTTTTGATTCAATTTTCGTGTAGCCTTGCCACCGCTCGGCAAGTAAAACAAAGAGCGGATACGGCGCATTAGTCAAGTGGTTAAGACACCGCCCCTTCACGGCGGAGGCGTGAGTTCAATTCTCTCATGCGTCATTTAGACATAAACTGTCTATTGGCATGTAGCTCAGTTGGTAGAGCAATCGGCTGTTAACCGACGTGTCGTGGGTTCAATCCCCACCTTGCCAGCTAATTATTTGCCAACATGGTGTAATGGTATCACAGCGGCTTGCTAAGCCGTCCAACAGAAATGTTGTACAGGTTCAAATCCTGTTGTTGGCGTTTCGCATACAAGTGAAATGGAAATAGAGTTGTTGGTTACCTTTATTATCCTAAAACCAACCGGTATGCGAGTTGATGTGTGGCGGAAAAGGTAGACGATAATCAGATATACAAGACTTCGCTCGGTGAGACTGCGTAACGATATATGCAAGCGAGATAGCGTGAAACATCCCCTTAATTGGTTGCAAAAGCAATGCTACCCATTATACCAATGGATGCGGAAAGTTTGGAAGATGTTCCCATAGACTTGCACGAAGGGTAAAACGAGGCGTCGGTACACGCCTATTGTATATTATGTGTGGTGCAAATCCACACCACATCAATTTTTCAATCAAAATCGAATTACGGAGGACTACGATGGACTATTTTGGCATGTATAGAGATATATGGACATTCCACAAGAAGTACATCGACAAGATAAAATTTGCCGATGATAAGATGTGGGCTGAAATAGTAGCAGAAAGTAGTGAACTCGGAAAGAAATATGATAACTGTGGTTTTATTTTGGCATTGACAGTGAACGAGGTGAATGAGTTTGAGGAGATTAGCAAATCTGTACATTCGATGCAAAACTAAAAACTTAAAGAGAATACCATTGTTTACGATGATGTTTGATTACCGCAAATACAAGGCACAAGGTAAGAAAGACAGTTGCACAATGTATTGTCATCCAGACATAGCGAAAGATGAATTTGTAAAGAGCAAATTGCAGGAAGTTGTTGACTATATCAGAGATAATTATGATTTGGAGATTTTTACGAAGATTTGAGGTGCGATATGTGTAAGTTTTGTAAAGGTAAATCTAAAGCTATAATTGCTGATTTAAAAGTATATAAAGACAGAACTGTAACGGTTACTTCCACAATAGTAAACGGCAACACCTTAAAGTTTTTTGCAACTTTGCAAAGCGGACATTTTGTCGGGCTCATTCCGTTAGAAGCAGAAACAAAAATATCTTACTGCCCAATGTGCGGTAGAGAGTTGGTGAAAGAATGAAACATCAAAAAGAATGGCGCACTTGCGACAGATGCGGAAAAGAAATAAAAGCAGGCTTGTTGTGTACGAATTCAATCACAAGAAACGGCATTTTTAATATAACCTACGATTTATGTAATGAGTGCATGGAAGATTTTAAGAGGTTTATAAAGAATGAGCAAGATTAAAGAAATACTTCATTGTTTGCAACTTAATAGCAGAATAAGGCACAATATAAGATATGCACAAAAAGAATGGTTCTTTTCGTACTTTAAGCACTTTAGAAGAGATTTAAACATGCCACTACTCAATAGCATTAAGCAAGCAAGAGGAATATCAAAAAATATTTTAGAGTTGGGGTATATGCCGGACCTTATACATGATTCTGTAATGCGTATTAGATATTCAAGGAGATGCAATACTCGTGTGTGCAGAGCTGCTAGGAATGATTAGAGGTTTATGAGAAATGAATAACATTGACAAATCTTTATCCAAGTATCAATCTTCACCTAAAGAAGCATTAAGAGATTTTGGTATAGATATTTCCAAGGAAGCGGTAGAAAAATACGCTTTGGAAAAGTTTGGCAGACTGCCACAAAGCCACTCTGAAATGACTTCCGCCAGAGACTCTAAGATAATTGAGGAAGCAAAGGGGTTTATAAGTAATGGAAGAAAAAATTAAGATAATATCTGACGGCAAAACTGCACAAATATTTATTGACGGCAAAAAGGTAAACTGCACGGATATGGAGTTACATTTTATCGGTCATGTAAACAAAAGTCCAATGATTAAAGTTGATGCACGTTGGAATAAAACAGATGAAAACGGAAATGTAATTCTGAATGAGGATAAAACCGCCATATTGACAGAAGGCATTAAAATAAATTGCTAGGAGTGGAAGCGTGAAAATATCAATACAAGAAATAGTGCAAAAAACGGCTGACGAAGTATTAGACAATGCCACGATAAATAATATTCCGTTTCGTGAATGGATTGATAATGTGAATAATGCTTATGCAAATAAAAAATGCAACTTGACTCCCTGCCGATACAATGAGAATAACTGTTGTACAAACTGCGAAAAGAGAACAGAATGTGTTGAGGTATCGAAAAAGGTATTATGCGTTGACAAGAAAACATTCAGAAAAATTGATAATGTAAAGCATATCGGCAATAAGGATGGCAAGCCGATAGAAACATTTAAATTGCACGATATGACTTTTGGCGTTGATGTTTCTGTTGATGCAGTTAATGAATATGCAAAATCAATCTTAGGCAGATACCCTAAAGACAATGTAGAGTTTTCAAGAGCTTTGGAAGTGAAAATCCTAGAGGAAACAAAATCATTAGCAAATAGTGTGAAAAAAGGAGTGAGGTATGACAGCAAGTGAATATTGCTCAACAATGTTGTGTCGTGGAGATTGTGAAAAATACAAACCTTGCCAATATATAAAAGATTGCAAATTGCGTATTATGATTCGTGAGGATGAAAATTTTAATGAGGAGTATATAATTGGCTTAGGACAAAACTCGTTGCTATGCAAGAGAGATAATCCAAACTTCAAGCCATACACAGTACATCAATTTATAGAAGCATATAAGCAAATGCCATTACCGTTCAGAACAAATGCAAGCATTGGAGAATTGCTAGAAAGCGGAATAGCAAACGGAACTATAGTAAAGGAGTGAGATTATGAAAAAATTATTTGTAAGTGTGCCGATGAAAGGCAGAACAGAGGAAGAAATCAAAGCTAGTATTCAGAAAATGAAAAAGATTGCTGAAATATACGAGGGCGAGGAATTAGAGCTTATCGACAGCTACATTGAGAATAAACCACCTAAAGACAGCAAAGAAGCGGTATGGTATTTAGGTGAAAGCCTTAAGAAGTTGGCACAGGCTGATGTATTTATGGGAATATGTGAGAGTTACGATTGGAACGGCTGTTGCATTGAAAGAGAAACAACAGAAAAATATGGCATTAAAGCATATATGATTCCGGCAAGATATGTAATTGATGATTATAATGCACTTGTGCAGAAATTACATTCGGCTTGCAATGAAGCAATGCCAACATTCTAACAAAATTTTACCGGCTAACAAATAGAGTTAGTCGCTACCCTAGAACAGTTATAGGCAGAGGTCTATAAGCACCTTTGCTGGAAAGCGAGGTGCTTTTTCTTTTGGCAAGTCTTGAATTGATTAAGCAATTCCAGAATAACAACAACTACATAGAGCGAAAAGGAATACATAACATTGTTAGAGACAAAGAAACTGACATTGTTATTCAAGCCTATGTAGAATCCATCAAATGGGGTATGTCTAAAGATAAAGACGTACCTTTTTCACTGGAAATTTCCAAAAAAACTAAAAATTTAATAGATGCTTTAGTCTGCGAATCGACCAGCGGGTGGCATATACCCGACTTGGAGGTATATTGCGGTGAAAATAGCACAAACTTCAAGACACTTGACAGCTATTATGAGGTTCTAAGGTGCGAATCGCCGTACTTAGTTGACAGTTTCTTTAGCTACATTGAGATTGATGAAAAAGACCCATTTAAGCGTTTTTATTTTCCTAGGCGCAAGGTGTTGCAGCCTGTTGTGGGAGCCTATCAAGAGGTTTATGACGGCAAATTAGATTTCCTGTCGGTATCGCAGCCTAAGCGTACTGGGAAAATGCTCCTAAATGATGAGCTAATAGCAACGCCGAATGGATTTGTCAAGAATGGTAGCCTTAAAGTCGGTGATTACGTCATATCCGCAAGCGGAAAGCCAACAAAAGTAATCGGCGTATATCCGCATAAAAGTAAGAGAATTTACGAAGTCATCATAAGTGAAAGTGGAAAATCTAAACAGGAAACAATTATAAGGTGTGGGGCTGACCATTTATGGGAAGTTAGCACCGAGGACAGCAGGTACAAGAGTAAGCCTAACAGAGTAATGAGTACAATAGAGCTTATGAATGGTGTGCTTAAACGTGGCGCAGACATGCATAACAATTATGCAATTGATTATGTCAAGCCTGTTGTATTTGAAAGCAGTGCCGTAAATGTAGACCCTTGGTTGCTTGGAATATTAATAGGCGATGGCTCACTTTCGGGCGAAAACCTTTGTGTATCAAATACAGAAAAAGACATTGTGCAAAGAATAGCCGATACGGTGGCTCAGTATGGAACAAAGCTTGTAAGCAAGGGCAACAATAAGGATTATGCACTATCCTATGGAGAACTTAGGGCAAGATTAAAAGAGCTAAGCCTTACTAACAAAAAAAGTGAGGAAAAGTTTATTCCAAAGAATTATTTGTTTAATTCCGTAGAAGTAAGAACTAAGCTTTTACAAGGGCTATGCGATGCAGACGGATTTACCGAAAGCGGAGGTGTTGAATACTGTACAACCTCTAAGCAGTTAGCAGAGGATATTATATTTTTAGTGAAGTCGTTAGGCGGTAAAGCAAGCAGCAAGCTAAAGCACACACATTATACGCAAAACGGAGTAAGGCATACTGCTAATGATGCTTACAGAATATATATCAATTTCCCAAAGGGTGGAATTACACCTGTGTCATCTGAAAAGCACCTAAAGAAATACAATCCGCAAAGAGCAAAACTGTATCATTTTATATCTGACATAAGAGAAACAAATGATTTTGCTGACATGACGTGTATAGAAGTTGAGGACGAAAGCCACTTATATTGTGCGACAGAGAACTTTATCCTTACTCACAATACTACCGGTGGACTGAGACTTGCAATGATGATGGGTGGAAGGGAACCTGATGGAAGTATATTCGGTGTTGGCAAAGGTGAAGGACTTGTTAAGCGTTTTTACGGTGGCTTGCTACAAGGATTTGAGACAGAAAGTACATATAAGCGTTTCCTAAGTGTGTTTCCTGAAGCGGTAAAGATAGGCGATAAGGATTATAAGAGCGCCGAGAACCTATCTATTGACTTGAAAAGCAAGAACATATTTCCGACATTTACTTGCAGACCGATTGACGGAGCGATTGTCGGTTGCACCGAAGCAAATGTACTTGTTTATATTGATGACTGCGTTAAGAACCATGAAGAAGCACGAAACAGAGACCGCTTAGAGTTCTTATGCGAGAAAGTCACAGATGACGTTCTGGGACGTAGATTAGAGGGAACACCCATTATTATACAAGGAACAAAATACAGCCTATATGACCCTATTACGGCATTACAAAACAAAGCTGATGAGTTAGGGTGGAGGTGGAGAGAAGTTGCAGTTCCAGCACTTGACCCTATCACTGATGAAAGTAACTGGGAGATTTACCGCAAGGATAAAAAAGGCTTGCGAAAAATATTCACAACTGATTATTACCGTAAGGAACGCAAGCTTGTATCAGAAGAAACTTGGAACTCAGAGTTCCAACAGTCGCCATTTGAAGCAAAAGGGCGCATGTTTGCAGAAAAAGAGCTTAATTACTTTGAAGAACTTCCTGTTGATAGAGAACCGGACGCTATTATGGCAGCTTGCGATAGTGCGGATAAAGGCGACGATAGCTGTTCAATGCCTGTGGGCTACGTTTATGGCAATGAGGTGTACATAGTTGATGTTGTGTTTGACAATGCAGGAACACAATTTACTAAGCCTGAATGTGCCAATATGCTTATTAAGCATAATGTCAAGACTGTTACATTCGAGAGCAACAGTGCCGGAGAATACTTCGGACGTGATGTAATGGATATTGTAAAAGATAGAGGCGGTAGATGTAGCGCAAGGTTCAAGTTTAATTGTACGAATAAAATAACGAGAATGGAAAATGCAAGGGATAACATTATTCGTGATTATTATTTTCGTGATTTTAAGAAAATGGACAGACAGAGCCAATATTACAAGTTTATGAAAGAACTTACTACGATGACACGAAGTGGAAAAGTCGCACATGATGACGCACCGGACAGCATTGCATTATTTGAGAATGAAATGCGTAGCGGAGTAGTCAGAACAGCGTCCATTATATCAAGCCCTATATAGGAGGTACACTATGACAGACAAGGATTTAACTCAATATCTCGACTTAAAAAAAGAAATCGAGGAAATCGAAAGTAAAATTGCAAAGCTTGAAAGTGATATCCTGAGGATTGAAGATGGTGAATGTGTTGTTGATAGTGTCACAGGAGGTAACGGTGGTAAGCAACACTTCAAAATTGAAGGCATACCGTTTCCTGAATATCGCCATAAAAGAACACTTCTTTACTCACGCAAAGCTACGCTTGAACTATTAAAGGAAGATTTGCTTGAACGGACAAATGAGGTTGAGAAATTTATTGCAAGCGTATCGGATAGTCGCATTAGAAGAATAATTAACCTTAGATTTCTTGAAGATATGTCGTGGAACCAAGTTGCAGACCGTATTGGTGGCGGTAACACAGAAGACAGCGTGAGAAAAGCTTATAAAAGATATGTCGAAAAATAAAAGTTGTCCGATATGTCCGCTTTTTCTGCGATATTATTATACTTGAAAGAAATAACAAAGTTTCTTGATAGCTTAATATCTCCTTGAAAGAAGCACTGTTGCATTTTGCAATGGTGCTTTTTGCGTGAAATGAGGGTTTTATGAAGAAAAAGACAAAATCAAATAAATACACAATATACTGTCCGCAATGCCACCGCAGAGTTGCGGAGTGGGACGGAAAGTATTCAAGCAATGTAATTGTCGGATGCCGCAAGTGCCACAAGAAGATTGTATACCATACAGACACAGGTATTACGGATATTAAGCCGTGGGAGCCAAGGCGAACAGCAAGCGGCATGACATATCTTTAGGAGAAGTTAAAATGCAGAGAGGACGCAATATCTTATTTACAGAGGAACCGGAAATTACATACGAGAATGTATTAGATGTATTGCGTAATGTTTTTCCGGCTCACATACAAAATGCAACTCAAATACAATTCTTACTTGATTATGACAACGGACAACAACCGATAATCCGAAAAACTGCTAAGACATATAGACCGGATATTGATTGTGAATGTTCAGACAATGTGGCTCATCAGATTTCAGATTTTTGGACTTCTTATGCATGGGGGAATCCAATAAGTTTAGTCCAGAACGGCGATAGCGTTAATAACATTATTGCCGAAGGAATAACAGAACTTAACAAGCAATATGAGCTTGCTAAAATCAAGTCCAAGACACAGGAAATCGGAAGATTTGTTGAGATAGGCGCTATATGCAATGTGCTGATCGATGTAAATACCGAATGGAAACCGGGGAAATGTTATTTTAGCCTTGATGTATTAGACCCGAGAACATCATGCATTATTCGTTCAAGCTATTATTCGGACAAACGACCGATGATGGGAGTTACATACAGACACAGTAATACAACTGGAAATACATATTTTACTTGTATTACTAAAGATTACAGATTTGAAATTATCAATCTTCAAGAAATTTCCAACGGAGATTATACAAAAAAAGAGGCGTGGCAACATCGACAGCGCAGTGGCGAAGTAAATCCATTAGGCGTTGTGCCGATTGTTGAATATTTTCGTTCGTATGACCGCATGGGTGTGTGGGAACACCAGTTGTCTGAAATGGATAACCTTAATTTGTTGATTTCCGACTTCACAAACGATGTCGAACAAAACACGCAAGCTGTATGGCACACTAACGATGTGGAATTTCCAACTATTTTCAACAAAAGCGAAGATGGAACAGCAACAGAAGAAGTTAGGAAACCTAAATCAGGTGAATGGTTACAGACCTATACATCGCAAAATGGCAAAACACCAATGGTCGAACCACTTACTATCAATTACGATTACACAGGTATGCTTAATAATATTCAGTACCGCAGGGACAAAATATTAGAAAAATGCAATGTTCCATTAACCAACAGCAATGCCTCTAATATGACAGGTGTTGCATCCAACAACGCTTCCGGTTGGGACCATGCTGAGGCAGCTGCATCTAAACAGCAAATGATAACCGAAAGTTGCAAGATAGACGAGCTAGAGGTTGTGCTTGCCGCTTTGCAAAATAGTTCATTTTTGCCTGTGGACAGTCCATTACGACAACTAAACCTTGGCGACATTGAGGTAAATATCAAGCGTCAGAAATTATATGAGTTGTCAACAAAAGCTAACAGCATTGCCACGCTTATCAATATTGGTCTTAACGGCGGCAAGGTGCTTAATGCTATCCCGATATTTGATGACCCTAATGAAGTATGGGAAGCAAGTAAAGACACAGTCTGTAAGATACAGGAAAGCAAGATTACGTCTGGCAATAGCAATACTGTATCGCCAAACAGTGGTAGAACAATGCAGGACTTGTCAGACCAAATTAGCAACAGTCCACTAATTGATAAAAACAGGACAACCAAATAATTATTGTTATCAAGCCATTAGGAACTGTTCTAATGGCTTTTTATATTGCACAGAGAAGTGGGTAAAACACAAGCGGCAGAGAAGCCAATAAAACACAGAAAGAACGAGGTACATATCATGGAAACAGAAGTAACTAATTCAACCAATGCAACAGAGACAAACGCAGTAGAGACAACTCCTCAGGCTGATAATGATAGCAAGCCAACGGTTGAAGAGCTTTTAGCACAGTTAGCAGCAGAAAGAGCAGCCAATGCCAAGAACAAGCAGGCGCTTGACAAGGCACTCAAGGAAAAAGGGGATGTAACCAAGGCATTGAGAGCCAAGCAGACAGCAGAGGAACAGGAAGCGGAAGCCAAGGCAGAAGCAGAACGTATTCAGAATGAGAAGTATGAGGCAACAGTTAAAGAGCTTAACCATATCAAGGCGGTTGCGGCGTATAAGAATTTCTCTTCCGATAATGCGATTGAAAGCATGATTGAGGCGGTTGCGGATGGAGACCACGGTGCTATTGCAGCACTGATTGACAATGAGGTTAAGGCAGCTACCACAGCAGCTAAAACTGAATGGATGAAGTCAAGACCAAGAATGAATGTCGGCGGTGAGTATTCAGGCATGACAAAGGAACAAATAATGGCAATCCCAGACAGAGCAGAGCGTAGAAGAGCTATTGCGATGAATCCGGGCTTATTTAATTAGGAGGACAGAAATATGGCAGCAGAAACAGGATTAATCAAGAAAGAAGACCTTGCAAGAGCAAGGGAAGTTGAGTTTGTCGAAATGTTCGGCTACTCAATTAAGAAGTTAATGGAAGCACTTGGCGTGACCCGCAAAATTCCCAAGGTAGCAGGAACGGTGTTAAAGACCTACAAGGCGAGTGGAACACTCGAAGACGGCAAGGTTGGAGAGGGCGAATTAATTCCGCTTTCTCATTATACAGTAGAGGCTGTATCTTACAAGGAAATTGAGCTCAAGAAGTGGAGAAAAGCAACGTCGGCAGAGGCGATTATTGAGAAGGGATATGACCAGGCGGTTGAAATGACTACGGACGCACTGCTCAGGGATGTTCAGAAGGGTATTCGTAAGGATTTCTTCACTTTTCTTGCAACAGGAACAGGAACAGCAAGCGGAGCGACATTCCAGAAAGCTATTGCTCAGGCGTGGGGGCAGTTACAGGTCAAGTTCGAGGATGACGAGATAGAGGCGGTTTATTTCATGAATCCGCTTGATGCGGCTGACTATCTTGGTGATGCAACTATTATCACCCAGAACGCTTTCGGTATGAGCTACGTTGAAAACTTCCTCGGACTTGGAACTGTTATTTTCAACAGCTCTGTAACCAAGGGGAAGATATACGCGACCGCTAAGCAGAACCTTGTACTTTACTATATCCCGGTAAATGGTGCAGACCTTAGTGAAGCATTTACGTTTACATCGGATGCAACCGGGCTTATTGGTATCCATGAAGCTCCTGACTATCCACACATGACAGCGGAGGATGTTGTTGCGTCGGGTCTTACTCTTTTTGCTGAGAGAATAGACGGCGTTATTATTTCGTCTATTGTTGGAGCTTAGGCAGTAGATGTATCAGGTAACAGAATTATTCGCGGATTTACAGGATAATTCGCACGTCTATATTCCGGGAGATATATTTCCCCGGAAAGGCGTTGAAGTCTCTGACAAGAGATTAGAAGAGCTGTCAACCTGTAACAATCTGCGTGGAATACCACTTATTAAGGTGGTTGGAAACGAAAGAAAAAGTAGTAATTACACCAAGACCGACATTAACCGCATGAGTACGGCAGATTTACAGACGCTTGCCAAGGAACAGGGCATTGGCGGTGCCGAACTGTTAAGCGGTGCAGAACTCAAAAAGCTGTTAATTGAGAGGTTCAATTTATAGGAGGTTAGTCATGTACACAACATTAGAGCAGGTCAAAATCAGACTTCACCAATACCATATTGATACAGTCAAGAATGATGATAGCGACACCACGACTAATGTTGTGGTATTTGATAACATTGAGGACAATCCTTTAATTGAACAGCTTATTGAGCAGTCAAGGCAGGAAATAATCAGCCTAAGGAATTATCCGAGTAGTTATACACAAGAGCAAATTGATAATGATTTGTCTAAGTATGAGAGCGTTATTGTCAACCTCACCGTGTATGACCATTCGCAAGCCGGCGAGAACTACATGGCGAGTATGAATGAGGGTGGTGTCAACCGCACTTGGAAAAACCGCAATGAGTTATTTGCTGGGGTATTTCCGTTAGTCAATGTGATATAGCCTATCTACCATGAGTAGAACAGGAATCCGATTTTTGCAAAGCAGTTATCGGTGTTTAACAGAGCCTACAGGGCATTAAAAAATAAGAAGATTGTGCGTTACCATGTTACTGATGTCGGCAATATGGTAGCAGGCGGCACACATTAAGGGTGGTGGGCGGTGTGCCATATTTTAATCGCAGGAGATATAAAATGGAAGAAATTTTATTACAGACTTACACCATAGCATTACCAATATTGCTTGGTTACATAGTTTGGCTTCTGAAACAGCAGAAAAAAGATAAGGACGCCAATAGCAAAGGTACAATGCTGCTTTTGCGAGTACAACTTATCGAATACCATGATAAGTACATGAAGCTTGGTGAAATTCCATCTTATGCGTATGACAACTTCATTGAGATGTACAACGCATATCACGCATTGGGTGGCAATGGCATGGTAACTAAGATGTATAACGAAATACAAGCATTACATTTAGGCAAGGCAGGAGGTAAAGAATAATGGATTTTACACAGGTATCAACAGTAGTTGCAATCGTTGTAATTACATATCTGATAGGCTTAGGAGCCAAGGCAATTCCACAGATTAAAGATAACTTCATCCCTATAATTGTCGGCATTGCAGGCGGCATCTTAGGCGTTGTAGGAATGTATGTAATACCTGATTTCCCGGCAACAGATGTTCTCAATGCAATAGCAGTAGGCATTGTATCGGGACTTTCAAGCACTGGCGTTAATCAGATTTACAAGCAGGCGGTGAAGAAGAATGCTTGAAATTAACAAGCAAAACATGAAGTATTCACGGCAAGGACAGCGTGTAACCATTTATGAGACTGACGATGACGGCAACATCATATATGAGGGCTATACCGACAGTGAGGGCAACTTTACACCGTATCTCGACAGCAAAGGTAATAAGATACCTCGTATCAAGGACGAATATGTCGGTTATTCCTTGCCGGTTGACTTCCGGGCAAACATATCGTTCAGCGGTGGCGAAGCGCAGGCGCAGGAGTATGGCTTTAATGTAGCTGATTTTGACGCGGTTATCATTACAGACCGCAACAAGTTCCCATTTGGCAAGGGTGACATTATATGGCTTGACAGCGAGGTTGGTTATAAGGACGAGGATAAGGCACATGTTGATGAGCTTACATCGGATTTCATCATTGTGGGTGTTAAGCCGTCGCTTACATCAACTAAGTATGTGTTAAAGGCGAGGACAAAGTAATGGCAAAGCATAAGATTACGCTTAATCCACTTTCGCAAAGTTCCATTCAGAACGCAATTAAAGCCTTGCAGAGCTATCAAGACAGCTTGACGCATAAATGCCAGTTGTTAGTGACAAAATTGGCAGAAGCCGGCGAGAAAGCGGCAATCGAAAAAATCACGGAAAGCCCGCTAGGAAAAACTGTGAATCTAAGAATTGAGCGAGAGCCGATTGACATGGGATGTAAAGCAATACTTATTGCAACCGGAAAGGTCTTCAAATCAGAAGGGCGTGAGCCGTTTTATACATTGCTTGCAATAGAGTTTGGTGCTGGAATTTATTTTAATCGTGGCAATGAAAATCCCAAAGCTGATGACTTGAGCTTAGGAGTTGGAACATACCCGGGACAAATACATGCTTTTGAGGATGGATGGTATTACTTAGGTAATGACAATAAGTGGCATTATACTCACGGTGTTAAAGCTACAATGCCTATGTACAGCGCAAGCATGGAAATTATCCAGAAGTATAAAGCTGTTGCGAAGGAGGTATTTGGCTGATGGCAAGCGAAAATTCATGGGCTTATGACATTGAAACTACAATATATTCGATTGTCAAGAGCAAAACATATTCGGCAATTCAAAAGAAATACCATAATCTGCTGTTTACCGATAAGGGGCAAAGCGACAGTTCACCAACATTCCCTACGGTGTATATTCACATGTTGGCACCGACCGAACAAGGGCGGACGATTGATGGACAATCAATTAACGGCTTGCTTGTGACGGCACAAGTTGATGTGACAACAAATACAAGCGGTTCAGATGCACGTTGGGTTATGGCTAAAGTTGCCGAAGCGTTCAAGGAATTACGATTTGGAGCCAAGCTGATGCCTGAGCTAACCTATTCGGACAAAATATATAGAAGCACCGCAAGGTTTAATCGTGTTATCGGTGCAAATGACAGATTGTTGTAATTAAGAGCTGATGAAGCTCTTTTTTTAATTTTAAGACAGGAGGACTAAACAGATGGCTATTACATCTTATTTATCGCGTGTGATTTACAAGAAGCACACGGGGAGCCTTAAAAACGTAGATTTTGCAGGAACATACAACTTACTTCTTGCAGCAAAGTCTATTCCGTCGCCAACATCGGCTCCAAACATGGTTGAGAGTACTACAACCGAGGACGATACTCAGACATACGAAATGGGTATTAAGCAGACAGATTCCAAGGAGTTCACAGGCAATCTCGACAAGGATGATTTTGACAGACTTCTTACTATTGGAAATCAAAAGTGCTGCATTATTCAGCTTTACGGCACAGACGGAATTGGCGGAACAGCTAAGGCAGCTTATGTTGGTCAAATTACACCGACAATTAATGATATTGGCGGCGCAGATGAAATCGTAGATATGACAGCCACAGTGGCACAGAACACATCCCCTAAGTGGGTGACGGATGATTTGACCGTTGTTGATAACGGCGATGGTACTTTTACGGTAGCCACAGTTTGATAACCAGTATTTTTTTGACAGGCAAGGGCGGTCTACGGACTGCCCCTTTTCCTATGGCAAGCATAGGAGGAAAAGGAGAGCATAATGATAACATTTGATATTGATAACAAGGAATATAAGTTAGAGTTTGGCTTTGATGCGGCAGAGAATAAGGACATTGTTCAGAAGATGTTCGATTATATGACAGGTGCATACATTTACAAGGAAACCGGAAACACAATTACCGCAACATCTAACGGTGCAGCTAAGATGGTAGCTGATTACAGTGAAGTGTGTCAGTTGGCTTTTTACGCAGGATGCTTACAGCACAATTCGGTTACAAGAGCAGAAGCTAAGACACTAACTCGAGCATACATTACACAGAAAAGAAAGACAGATAGCAAGTACGGCTATTATCAGTTGTTTGAGGATATTAAGATTGCTATGGCGGACGATGGTTTTTTCGAACTGAGCGGCTTGGCGCAGACAGTAGAGGAGATGAACAAGTCGGCGGCGGAGCAGTTGGAGAAAATGCAGAAAGAAAAGTCAAAGAAGTAAACTTCCACAAACTGATATGGGAAGAGTACTTCCCGCTTGCTTTTTCGATTGGAATTAGCCTTGAAGAGTTTAAGAAGCTTACGCCTAAAACTTTAAGCTACTGCCTTAAAGGTGAAGAGTTGCGGCGCAAAGAGCGTGATAGTGAGATGTGGTCTTGGTGGGGAAATTATGGTATATCGGCAGTTACATGTGCACTTGACCACTGCTTGAATGGCAAGAAAGCAAAAACAAAATACATTAAAAAACCTTTATTGCAAGGCAAGTCAAAGCCAAAAGACAGTTTTACCGAAGCGGACATTCAAAAAGCAATTCTAATTGAACAGCAATATATGAATAGGGCAAAACAACGCGGATTGCCCGAGACAATATTAAAAAAGTAGGCGGTACGGAGTAATCCGTGCCGCTTTTATTTTGAGCAGGGAGGTGAGAGTGTGGCAGAGATAGACAGCTTGGAGATACAACTTCAAGCGAACGCTCAAAAGGCAAACACGGCAATAGACAGCCTTATAACTAAGCTTAGCAGCCTTGCAACATCGCTTGGACGTGTTAACGGTTCAGAACTTAATACGTTGTCAATGAATGTCACTAACCTAAGCGCATCCATGAGAGCCATTAACGATGTGGGTACGGCAAGCTTCACAAGGCTTGCTAAAAACATCGGACAGATAGCAAGCGTTGACAGTTCAGCACTTAATACAGTTGCAAGCTCACTTAATTCCACGGCAAGCGCATTTAATCAATTTACCGCGGTGTCTGAGAACGCAGCACAGATTGGTGAAGTCGCTAAGAACATAGCAAAGCTTGGCAACAAGAGTGTTCAAACCTCAATTACGAATATGCCGCAGTTGGCAACCTCGCTCACGAACTTACTCACAACGCTTGCGAGCGCACCAACAGTAAGTAATAACGTCATTCAGATGACCAATGCACTGGCGAATTTAGCCAGTCAAGGTTCAAGGGTAGGTTCTGCTTCACGGACAATCCAAAGAAGCCTAAATGGGGTTCACAGAAGCGCACAGACGGCAACTAAGAGCACATGGTCACTGGCTAAGGCTTTCGGTAAATTTTACGCGTCATACTTTATGGTTGTGCGCGGAGCTAAGAGTTTGTGGAAATCCATTGAAAGCACCACGGATTACATCGAGGCATTTAACTATTATGCGGTTGCATTTGGCAAGATTGGTTCCGAATGGGGCAAGGATTTTGAAAAGTTCGGCTATGACAATGCTACCGATTATGCGAACAGCTTTTCAGATAGAGTAAGTGCATTGCTTGGTAAGCTGTCGGGATTGCAAGTTGATGTTGAGGGCGGTTTGCTTACGGCAGACGGCGCAAAGAACTTAGGCTTGAATATCCAAGAGGTTACAGAGTTTGCTTCACAGCTTGCTTCGGTAACTAATTCACTTGGACAGACAGGAGAGACAACCACGGCGGTAGCAAAGTCAATGACAATGCTTGCAGGCGATATAAGCTCTCTTTTCAACATAGACTATTCAGCAGTAGCCACCAACATACAAAGTGGCTTAATCGGTCAATCAAGGGCATTGTACAAGTATGGTATTGATATTACCAATGCTACATTGCAGACATACGCTTACAACTTAGGTGTTGAGAAATCTATCAGCGAAATGACGCAGATGGAAAAGCAGCAGTTAAGAGTGCTTGCTATACTTGACCAGTCTAAGGTTTCATGGGGTGATTTGTCTAATACAATAAGCAGTCCAAGCAACATGATTAGGCAATTCAACACAAATATCAAAGAAACAAGTATGGTTCTCGGACAGTTGTTTATCCCTGTCCTTCAAAAGGTTATGCCTGTTGTCAATGGAACAACAATTGCAATTAAACGTATGCTTGTGGGCGTTGCAAGCCTTATGGGTGTTAAGATTGATTTTGACGCTTTCGGGCAGAATGGCTATCAGGACACCACAGACGGCTTAGAGGATATGGCAGACGGCTATAATGACGTGGCTAAGGCGGCTAAGAATGCACAAAAGGGTGTTCGTGGATTTGACGAACTTAATAATATTAGTACTGGCGAGAATAAAAGCAGTGCTTCCGCTGGCACAGGTGATACGATTGACCTCACGGACGAGATTGTTAAGGCTACGGAAGAATATGAAAAAGTATGGAACGATGCCTTCGATAAGATGGAGAATAAAGCTGAGGTGTGGGCTGATAAAATAACTAAAGCTTTATCTCCTGTCAAAAGTATTTTTAAAAATTTTGTTGCGGGAGATTTCTTTGCAGCAGGACAAGATACATCATCACTTGTCAGCGGCTTATTCAACTGGGTTGCTGACGCAATAGACAATGTTCCTTGGTTTACAATCGGCAGAAATGTAGGAAAATACCTTGCCGGACTTGATTGGACGGAGATATTAAAATCGGCAGCTAAGGTTTTATGGGAAGGTTTCAAGGGTGCATTGGAGTTTTATGCCGGAATGTTCACAGCCGCACCGCTGGAAACAGTTGTTGTTTCATTCATGGCTATGCCAGGATTGCTTAAAGCTATCACAGCAAGTAAGTTCGTGACGGGCGTTAAGAAACTTTGGTCAAATTTCAAGGCTTTTGGAACGGTTGTTAATAATACAGCCCTTGCGCTTTCGGGCGATGCGGCAGCAACAGCCACACTTGCTACTATGTTTCCTAATCTTTCGTCCAAGGTAACAGCGGTCAAAACAGCGTTCACGAATTTAGCAACTTCCATTCAAAACAAAGGCTTATGGAGAGGTATTAATGACAGCATAACATCGCTGAGAAACAAGCTCACAGGCTTTCAGAAAGGACTTATTGGTGTTGCGTCAACAGCAATAGAGTTCACTGTGCTCAAAGATGCGTTCAATGACCTCACTGTTGGTAGTGACAATATGCTATTGTCCATTGGCAAGATTGCCGGAGTTAGTGCGGCGGCAGCTGGTGCAATGTATCTTGCTTTCGGACCGGCAGGCATTGCAATAGCAGGAATAACTGGCGTGGTTGCAGCTATAAGCGGAATTAATTCTGCGATGGATGAAATTAAAACAACGGAAATAGGAAATGACATCAAAGATACTTTATCCAACCCCGGAGGAACACCTATATCTGAACTCGCTGACCAATATGCAGATATGGTAGGTAGAATATCTGATAGCTTTTCGGCGGTTACAGAAGGCTCTACTCAACTTGATGCAGCAGATACTAATATTCGTTCAACATGGCAAGAGATTGAAAAAATTGAAACTGCTATGGAGAATGGCGTTATATCCGTTGAAGATGGAACGGCACAATTAACAACACTATTTGGCAATTTGGCTCAAACAGCATCAGACAAGTTTGGAACACTTGAAGACACATTACTTGCTGCTTTTGGCGAAAACGGAGCATTGTCAGAAGTATTCCACAGGCTCGGTATATCTACAGAAGATACGGTTGCGACTGTAATTACTCTTAATGATAAAGTTAATCAGCGCGTAGAGGAATTAACAAGCGAATTAGCAACAATGGACCCTAGCAATCCAAATTATGCGAAATATAAAGAGGAATTGGCATCACTGTTGGCAACAACTGACGGCTTAACGGAGTCACTTAGTTTATTTGATTTACAGTTATCTCAAATAGATTACAGCCAAATAGTTCTTGATGATGGAACTATTGATGCAGATGCTTTCAATAGAGTGCTAGAACAGGTTGTGAGCTCTGCCCTAAATGCCCAAAAAGGAATTGAAGATGCCGTTAATGCAGTGCAAACAAGTTTGCAACAGGAATATAACTCTGCAATCACACTTGGAGACGAACAATCAGCAGAAGAAATTAAATCCAAAATGGATGCTTTGCCGGATGCCTTGAAGTTGCTGAAAGAAGATGTTGCTCTCAATGCAAAAGAGTTCACTGATACAATTCAGAATGATTTGGTTGGCAAAACGAGTGAAATAATTGACAATGCTCAAGATACATTTCAAGCTAAAAACCTTAAAGGCAAAATTGCTTTAGGCGGATATGTCGACAAGTATGTTGAGGATACTGTTAGTAAGTACAATGAGGGGATAGGCAACATAAGTTCTAGCATCGAAACATCTATGTCAACATTAGGTATAAGCGGTGCTGGATGGGGCAAGGATGCTTCTAAAAAGATTTACGACAGTTTGTTCAGTTATGGGCTTGATGAAGGAGATAGCGAAGGAGCTTATGAATACTCATTAAATTCCAACTATAAATCAATTATAGACAATGCTATGTCAGATATGCCGGGATATGCCAAAAAAGCAAGTGAACCGTTAGGCAAAAATAGTGTTGATGGATATGTTCAAGGAATAACAGCTAAACAGCCACTTCTTAACAAGACTATCAATCAAAGCCTGACGCAAGGACTTGAGGCAGGAGCAAAAGCCATTGACTCACACAGCCCCTCCAAGAAATATGCTGAATTGGGTAAATTTAGCGTTTTAGGTTACAACCAAGGCATAGAACAGAATACACAACTTACAACTTCTACAGTTCAAAAATATGCAAGTGGCATAATAAATACATTTCATAATGCTACCCTTGGCAAGTTTGAGCCGATAGGCATTCAGGCAATGAATGGCTTAATAAATGGTTTGGCATCTATGGAAACCACGTTGTATTCTAAGGTTGATGAGATAGCAGCTAATGTGGCTACAACGATGCAGAAAGCGCTTGACATCCATTCACCATCAAGGGTGATGTTTGAACTTGGTGCCTACACCACAGAGGGCTTTAAGGATGGTATGGAGAGCCTTTACGAGGCAACGCAGTTGTCAGCAAAGGATTTTGGATTTGGTGTTGTCGAAGCTGTACACCCACAGCAGTTGTACAGCGACTATATGAGCAGTACACCGACTGTTAGCCCTATGGCAAGCACTACAACGCAGAATTACTACAATTCCAACACAAGCGTTGACAACGTAGAGACTAACGCACTGTTGAGAGAGCAGAACCAGTTGTTACAGCGTATTCTTGCAAAGGAATACGGCATAACCAAAGACGATATAGGAAAAGCGTCAAGAGATTATGCAAGAGACTATTTTAGGCGCACAGGGCGTGACGCTTACACATTTTAAAAAAAATTCCTCAACAGGTGCATGACGTATCTGTTGAGGTTTTTTATTACAATAAATCATCAACAGAAAGGAATGATATTATGTTAGTAGAAACAAGAAAAATCGCAAAGAGTAAGGAAACAATAGTTGTTAGCAGCCTTGATGTAGCGGAGACATTTGAGAAAGAGCACAAGCGAGTGTTACAAGATATACGAGAGCTTGCTTGCAGTGAAGAGTTTAGACAGCACAATTTCGTGCAGTCGGAATATCTGAATCAGCAGAATCATAAGCAACCTATGTATTACATCACAAGAGACGGATTTGTCTTGCTTGCCATGGGCTATACTGGCGAAAAAGCCATGAAGTTCAAAGAGGCATACATCAACCAGTTTAACGCTATGCAAGAGCTTCTTACAGGAAAGCTGATTGAAAGAGAAAAGGGTATAGCTGTAAGGCAGTCATTGACTAAGGCAATACAGCAGTCAAGTGAAAACGAGCGTATGCATGGACACGCTTATTCCACATACACCGATATTATTTACAAGGTAATATTCGGCAAGACAGCAAGGCAGTTAAGGGAAGAATACGGCATTGACAAAAAGGCTAATTTAAGGGACTGCTTTACGGCTGAGGAGCTTGCGAAAGTTCAGTCCATAGAAATGATTGTCAGCGGTCTTGTGAATTGCGGCTGGGGATATGATGATATAAAGAACTTCATCACCAATCCGACCAAAAAATTACTTGTAGCATAAATTGACATACCTCCCATAAAGTAGTAGTATTAAGTCACTACACAAATATGGGAGGTATTGTTATATGGAAGAAAAAACTACTAAAACCGACAATCAAAGCAAAAGCAGTGAGGATATCAAAATAAATGTAATATCCATACTGCTTGGTTTAGCTCTTTTGTTAGGTATATTTTTGGCTTTAACTGGCAGATTTATGATTTTATTGTGGATAATAGGCATTTTTTTAAGCCTGTTTTGCTTATTTTTAGGCATAAGACTGTGCTTTGATGTCCATGCAATCAGAAAGCACTTTGACAGCAAGGAGGGCAGATAATTATGAAAGCGCTTAAAGCTGGAGTGGTTGTTCTATCTGTCGCTTTAATAGTTTGCGGTTGTAATAGTCCACAGGGCAATACAGAGACAACTACACCAACAGAAACCACAACCGAGAAAATTCCAGAAACAACTACTGTTGCAGAAACGACAATCGAAGTTGAGTCGTCTGATGATTACGAGGGTGAAGAAGAATATTACAGTTTTGAGAAAGACATTACAAATGGCAATGTTGATATTACAATGATAGTAGATAATAAGATAAAGTTTCTTATTAATGCCAAGGCTGATAGTACGGATAAAGCAACTATCATGTATCTTGCAATCATTAATGTTATTAAAGGAATGGAAAACACCGATGCGTTGGTAATTGTGGACACCGATAGCGGTTCTGTTTCATACACTCAGGCTGACGGAGAACTTACATCAATAAGCAGTACAGACAAGAATGGAAACACGATTTTGGCTTTACCTGATTGGCTTAATCAAAACATAGACATGACATTGGAAGATAATGTAAATTGCTATAATGACGTATTAAATGTTTTTTCGGAATTTGCTTTAAGCAATAAAGGCGTAGAAACATCTGACATGGAAAACGTACAGGAAACCACAACAAATATTGTAACTACAACGCAACAAAACGAGGATATTGAAATACTTGCCGAATATACACTTGCTGATGGCATCGGTTGGTACACATATCATTTTTTAGTCATTAAGAATAATACAAACAAAACTCTTAATGTTAAAACAAGTTCAAAAGCTTATGCGGAAGATGGCTCAATACTTAGCGTTGCTAATTCTGAATTTGATGCACTTGGTTCCGAATGTACTTCGGTGATTACAGAAGCTTTTGAAACTAGCTCGGAAATATCTTCTTACGATACCAAGATAACAACCAAAACGGATGGTTGGTATGACTCGGTTATAGAGGACTTATCCTATACAGAGTCAATTATAAAGGATGGTGTGATATATGAAGTAACTAATAATGGTGATAAAGCGGCAGAATTTGTCGAAGGCTATGTTTTGTTTTTTAACGGAAACAACCTTGCTGATTGGGATTACAGCTATTTTACAGATGATGATTACGAGATAAAACCAGGCGACACGATTTCAAAACAGTTGAGTTGTTATAAAGCTTTTGACCGAGTAGAGTTTTATTTAGACGGAAGAAGATAAACAAAAAGGAGCTGAAAAGCTCCTTTTTGTTTGCAAAAAATTTTTAAAAAAGGGGCTTGACTTTTGCCCGACATAATATATAATAGAATTATGCCAGACAAAAGAAAGGAGTGATAAAGTGTCACCGAGGACAGGCAGACCAACTGAAAACCCAAGACCAAACAAGCTTAGTATTCGTATAAGTAACGAGGATAAGCAAATTTTGGAAGATTATTGCGAAAGGGAAAATGTAAATCGAACAGAAGCAATAAGTAGAGGGATTAAGAAGTTGGATAAAAAATAAGAACAACCGACACCCTGAGAAAGTAACGGTTGCTCTTTAGCACCAATCCGCAAAGGAATTGATAAATCTATACTATCATTCCTTCTGCGGAAAATCAAGAGGTTTTAACAGAAAGGAATGGTATGATATGGCAAGAATTAACTGGAGAGACGAATTTGACAAGGCAGACGAGGAAAACATGAGACTGCTTTGCGAGTGCAGAAAAGAGCAGTTGAGAAAAATCATTATGCAGGTTGTCTTGGATTGCGATAACGAGAAGTACTTAGACAATATCGCAATTTTCGCCGCCGCTATGAATGACAAGAGCGTGGAGCGTGTCATGGGTGGCTATGAGCTTACCTCAAAGGGAAAGGTAGGTGTTGCATAATGGCAGAGCTTGTAAAGATTGAGGGAGCAGAGCTATCTATTAAGGAATACAATGGTGAAAGAGTAGTTACGCTTAGGGATATAGATTTGGTTCACCAGAAGAAGTCAGGGTCCAGCAAGAGAACTTTTGAAAGATATAAAAGTCACTTTATTTTAAATGAAGATTACTTTGAACTAACAAGGAAAGACTTAAGGGACAAGTTGTCCCCTAACGAAAAAATAGTTGGAAACCCTAATCTGAAAACATATCTTTTGACTGAAAGCGGGTATTTGATGGTTGTTAAAGGTTTTACCGATGACCTATCATGGCAAGTTCAGCGAAGCCTTGTGAACGCATACTTCAAGGCTAAAGCACAGCCGCAGACAGCGGTTGCACCGGTGCAGGTTGAGGACACCAAGTACAACACAAGCAATACGCTGGTGCCTAAGGTCAAGAGTTGGTATATCCGCAACAGAAGCAACCTTGAATGGGTAGCATATAAGACGAATTGCAAGCTTTCATACGTTTGCCATAGGCTTCTAAAGCGCATAGGCGAAGAATATGACCTAGATGCGGCAAAGAAGATATACGAAGCGGAAACCGGACACGCACCGCAGTACCCACTTGATATTGTGGACTATTTCCCTCAATTATCAGCAATGGCTACATGGTGGTTGAATGACCTGATTAAAGTAATTGAGGAAGAAAATAAATGAAAAGATGGCACCCCGGAAATGGGGTGCTGTTTTTTGTAAGCAATTTTTAATGGGACAATTTGTCCCTTTTAAGCATTGCAAAGGTATGTACGTTAAACGTACTTTTAAAATGTATTGTTTGATGAAAGGAGCATAAGCGATGGAAAATTCAAGAATTGAAATCAAAACAGACGGAGCTTTTTCGCAAATATTCATTGACGGCAAGAAACTCAATGGTGTAAGGAACTATAAGTTAGAACATGCAGCAGGCGAAGCACCAACATTAACACTAGACCTCAACGCATTTGATTTAACCGTTGACGGACAAATGCTATTGATGCAGAAGGGTGTCGGTGAGATTGATGTGAGTATAAAGGGGTAGCTGATAACTACCCCACAGTTTTAGCCCGAAATGCTTTCAGGAGTATTTGAAGCAATAGGACATTGAGGTAAATCACAATCATTGCCACAGCTAGTATAATCGCAACTTGCAATACCTTTGGCATACTCAAAGCGTTCAGTTGTTGAAGCGTTGATGTAATTAACTCTAATCGAATAGTCCTTGTTTTGGGTTGGGCAAAAACCATATACTCTTTTGTACATAATACACCTCCTCTCAACGGAGATTGTAACACGAAAAATAATTAAAATCCACTTTTACGATTTACTATACTAAAATCTGTATACATTCTGTAAACAAAGCGTAACCTAGATTAGATAAGAATAGTATAGATAAGATTAATATGTATATATATTATATATAAATATATATATTAATAAATACAGTAAATTATATAGATAATATTAAGGGCAGTCCGTGTGGGCTGTCTTTTTTATTAGATAAAATTAGACACATGGAGGAATAAGACTATGAATATCGGTAACAGAGTATTTGCAGTTCAAGGCTATGCTGTAACGCAGACCTACGCACAGCACGTTAAAGCTGTCAAGAATGGCGGTTATGCACAGGGAGTTGACCTTGTGCCACAAAAGGACAACAGATACATTCAGAGCAATATTGTGGCTCATTCGGACGGCACAGTGCTTTATGCCGGCAACGGAGACGGCTATGGTAATGCGGTGTGGATATTACACAATGACAACTATGTGACTGGCTACGGACACATGAGAGAGCTTAGGGTTAAGACAGGCGATGTGGTTAAGCGTGGTGATGTGATTGGTGTTGTCGGCAACACAGGTCATTCAACAGGTATTCATCTTCACTTTGAAGTTCGCAAGTACAAAAAGCCTTACATTGTCAACGCTAGTGATTTCTGGGGAGCTAATTCTTTTATGAACACTTCTAAGTTCGACTGGGTGGATCCGACACCATACATCAACGCTGATTTGCCTAATCAGATTGCAAGTGGCGAGGATTACACTAAAAATACCATTCAGAACCGCTTCAAGGTTATGCTTAATGGTGTGCAGAAAGGAGCGTACACCAAGTATACAGGAGCTTGCAGTCATGCAAGCAGAATAGGTGGTATTGTGGTTGATGGCACGAACAGCAAACAGATTTATCCGACCAATAATGCGACTGTGAAAGAAGATTATAGCAAGAATACTATTCCAAACCGTTTCAAAGTTCAGGTCAACGGTAAACAGGTAGGGGCATACACGAAGTATACCGGGGCGAAGATGGTCGCTAAGCTGAGGAACGGAATTATAATTGACGGAACCAAGGGCGTGCAGATATACCCTTAATACATTAAGACGGTGGCAACAGGCACTCACTTATATAGTGGGTGCTTTTATTATGCCATAGAAAGGCGGTAACAGTGGCATACAGCGGTTATTTATTTAAGGTGGGAGAATATATCGTCCCACAGAAATTCATCAAAGCTGACACATATAGGTCTTATGTGAATATGCAGGACATAGACGATTACCCGGACGCTAACGGTTATTTACACCGCAATGCGGTTGAACTTAAAGCGGTGAAAATTGAGTTTGACGTGCGTGCCATGCTGACAGGTAGTGAACTGGAAGAGCTTATGTCTAATATCCGCAATAATTACACAAGTGCAAGAGGCAGGGAGTGTATCATTACCGCCTTTATTCCTGAGTACAACGACTATGTGACGCAGAAAGGCTATCTTGCTGACTTCCAGCCACAGATATACGGCACATACGGCGGCGAGATACATTACAGCTCATTCAGAATGGCATTTATTGGGGGTGTATACGATGGTTGATTACAGTTTACAGAATTTGTTTTACGCCCCTAACGTAGATAAGCAGCTCGTTATTGCAACAGATGACGGCTCCGTGACAATTACCAACACGGAGCTGCATCAAGAGAGCTTTGAGCTGACAGAGAGTTTGTGTTCTGAGAGCGAGTTGACATTCGGAGCGTGCGAAGCGGCGGTAGTCAAATTTACAATATCAAACGTGTTTACATCACTAAAGGATAAGTGGATAACCGTTAAGATGGTGCTTAATGGCAACAGCTCTAATCCGTTCATATTCGGGCATTATAAGGTGGCATCGGATAAACCGACAGCCGATAGAACAAAACGCGAAATTGAGGCTTACGATGCGTTATACGATGTAATTAACGCTGATGTCGTCGGTTGGTATAACGGAATATTGCCAAACACAGAGACTTATGTAACATTAAAGCAATTCAGGGATAGCTTTTTTAGTCATTTTGGTATTACACAAAAAGGCATAATGCTTGCCAACGATGATATGACAACAAGCAGAACTGTTGATGCGGATGAATTGAGTGGTAGTCAAGTGCTTAATGCAATATGTGAGATTAATGGTTGTTTAGGGCGAATAGGGCGTACAGGGCAGTTTGAGTTCACATATCTCGAAAGCAAATCGCCAATAACTATCAGCAAGAATCATTATATCAGTGCTGATTATCAAGACTATATGGTGTCACAGATTGACAAGCTGCAGATAAGACAGGATGAGGATGATATAGGTTCGGTTGTTGGCACAGGCAGTAATACCTATGTGATTGAGAATAACTTCCTTGTGTATGGCAAGGATGCGGCACAACTAAAGGCTATTGCAACTAATGTGTTCAATCGCATTAAGGGTATCACATATCGCCCAGCGGAAATATCAAGCGCAGGAAACCCATGTATTGAAGTCGGCGATGCAATTAAACTGTCAACTAAGTATGCAGAGCTAACCACTTATGTCTTAGAGCGCTCCCTGAAAGGCGTACAAGCCCTTACGGACAGTTTTACGGCACAGGGCGAACAAATACGCACCACACAAATAAACAGCTCTAATAAGTCAATTACGCAACTCAAAGGCAGAGTGAACCGGTTGACCCGCAATGTAGACCAAAACAAAGCGGAAATATTGAATGTTGAAGAAGGATTAAAGAACGAGATAACGCAGACTGCATCGCAACTAGAAATTAAGATACAAAGTTTGCAGTCACAGATAGACGGTGAAATAACAGTAATCAACGGACATGGAGTGCCAACGCTCTATAATTATCCTGCATACAACTGGACAGCAAGCCCTAAGACGGGTGATATTCTTGTTGAAGGACTAAGATTCACCTATTCGGATGAAGTATATCGTAAACATCAGCGAACTTTATTTTTTGATGAAGATAGCATAACAACTTATCGTTTTATCAAAAAAGATAATGTGTGGACGTGGGAACCGATAGCTGACACTGAATATTCAGTGATTCAAAAGCAGATAGCAGACTTAAACGTAACTGCACAGGGGATTACTCAGAGCGTTGAGCAGCTGTCAACCAAGGTAACGAATGATTATATCACACAAATTGACGCCAAGACGCTCGTATCGACTACAGCAGACGGAATCAAGGAGGATATATCTAAGACATACACCACTAGGGATTACATCAACACATTGAGCGCAGAGTTTAACAGGACAGCAGAAGGGCTTACTGCACAGATAAGTGAAGTAAATGAAGCACTTGACGGTGCAAATGAAGTCTACACCATACAAGGAACACCAACCTTGCGGAATTACCCTGCATACAACTGGACATCGGGACCAGTGGTTGGCGATAAACTTACGCAAGGATTGCGCTTTACTTATTCGGATGTAAGCTATAAGAAACACAACAGAGCACTTGTGTATGACGAGGTTGCCGGCAAGACGTATAGATTCATTAAGAATGGCGATACGTGGGGATTCTCCGATGTTGGCAATACCGAGTTTTCATGGGTCAACAAGAAACTTGCTGAGTACAAGGTGACAGTTGATGGAGTTTCCGCCGATTTGTCAAAGTTTGAAACAAAAGTCGGTTCGGATTATATAACCAAGGTTGACGCTCAGGCAAGTATCAATTATAGCGCAGAGGGTATCAAGACAGAGATAAGCAAGACATACGCAACCCAACAGATAGTTGAAAAGATGCAGACAACGCTATCTGCTACAGCAGAAGGTTTAAAAGCAAAAGTAACAAAAAATGAATTGATAACAGAAATCAATGCAAGTGCCGAGCAAGTCAAAATAGCATCCAGCAAGCTTGACTTACAAGGCTTGGTTACGATTTCGTCGCTTAAAGAAAGCGGGCAGACAGTTATTAATGCAGACAATATTACGACAGGGACTATTAATGCTCTTGCAATTAATGGCTGTACAATAACAGGTAGTTCAGTCGTATTCGCTAATGACACGGGCGGATGGAATACGATTATTAATTCAGCAGGATGGTGGATGGTTGGCAAGAACCCTGCCACGGGAGAAGAAAATGCCTTGGATACACCTGCATACTTTATGGACACTAGTGGGTTCTCAAGTATGTATGTAGGTGGACTTCTGAGATTTCGCAACGAAGCAGAGTTCCTCACAGGAGCGTATGCGAGCGGCTCAGGAGCGTACTACTCGCAACGTGCTAGATGGTATAATGTCGCACTAATGGCTAATAACACATCTGATATACGCTATAAGAATGACATAAAATACTTGGACGATGAAGAGAACATGGAAGAACTTTTCGACAGTCTTTCACCGGTGGCATTTTATTATAACAAAGGAACAGGTTATATTGAGACACAAAGGCACTTAGGTTTTATCGCACAAGACATAGAAAAAGCTATTGCAAATGTGGGGATTACCAATGATATGGCATTATTTGACCATGAGGACAAGGGGAAGCTTGGAGTTGACAAGCAAGAACTCATCGCTCTTTGTGTATGGCAAATCCAAAAATTGAAAGCTCGTATAAACGAACTTGAAAAAGATAGGAGGAAAAAATATGAGTAGTAATTACAACATTAGGATGTTCCGCAATTCGCTAACGTCCTACATTAAGCAGTCACCTATAGAACCAGAGGTTAAGCTTCTGGTTCTGAGGGGTTTAACAGCACAGATAGAGGAGGACGCGGATGCAATGGTTGTCCGCGAAGCAGCAGAACTGGAAAAAGCAGAACAACTTAAGAAAAATGCCGTTGATAAGGCAGCAGAGCAGAAAGAAAGCGAGGTATAAGCTATGGCAGTAGAATATAATCAGCATACATGGGGGTATGGTGAAGAACTCACACCGGATAAGCTTAATAATATTGAGAGCGGTGTTAAGGCAAATGCGGATGCAATTAATGAGGTAAATAATAATTTAGCACGCTCCAAACTTGCTCAAATGCGTTTTCAAACCAAACGGCGTACAGATGGTAACGAGGTAGTTGAATTTAACAGTATTGATACTACACAATACATAGCTTTTGTGCTAACTAATACGGGGGATATATTGCTCCCCAAGAAAATACTTAGCGATTCAAGTTTTGCATTCGACTGGAGTGAGGATAAAGGTAATATTGGCTTGGTTATTGTTGCAGAATATTAGCAATGTAGTAGGATAATGTTGACAATCAGGGGGTATCCACAATTAATGTATCAATACATATTCCAGTACAATGATCAGACCAATCTTGTGTGATTATTCCTTGATTCACCAGACAGTAAGCTGGCATCCAATTATCATTAAGTCTAATCATACATGGAATTTTTTTGGTTATATGTTGTGGCAAGTAAGCAATATCTGTTCCGATGGGACATTCTATATCATAATATAGGGCGAGTGTAACGTGTATAGTGTTAATAGATATACGTTCATAACTATTGATATAACAAGTGTATTGCGACGTTAAAGCCTTGGACATCGGAACTTCGTGAATATCCGATACAATTAATCCTGATAAATTATTATTTACATGGCTACGGCATCACACCGTAGCCACATACTTCTCAAAGATAGTTCACGTATGCTCCTCACTTATGTAACTGTAATGTTTATCAGTGCAAACACTTGGCTTATCCGTGGCAAAACCTCCGTATTCTGTGTTTTTTTGTCGGATTTTGGTTACCGATTGTTCAGATTTCAATACAACAAAGTGCTATTATGGACTTGTCCGATAAGGACAGGTTCAAGCTTTGGCAAGCAAGGGGCAGTGTTGATTGGCGTTGGCATTGTTCCTTGCAAGTGGGGGTTATTGGTTGTTGACATTAGCGAACAAATGTTCTATAATTGGGACATCGCTACTGGAAAACGTGTGGTTGTAAAGGGGAAATGCAAAACATGAAAAAAGATGTGAATTACTACCGAAGAAAAATAATTGCCTTAATTAATAAAACGGATGATTTGTGGATATTGGAGCATATCCTAAAATTTATTCAAGGAATGACAAAGGAGAGGGAATAACCCTCTCCTCTTTTACTCATCTAACAGTTTCTTTGCTATTTCAGCAAGATTTTCCCAGTCTTTGACGGTTAGCCTTGTTAAGGCTGATACAAATTTTTTCTGGAAATTGTCATCTTTTAAAGCCATCGTCTCAGTGACAAAAGCTCCGATTTCCTGCTCTTTGGTTCTTGATTTGAACATTTCCCCGATGCCATTCCGAAGCCATTCTTCATTGACATTAAATTCTTTACATATCAATGCTATAGCTGAATCACTAGGAATACTTCTACCCATTTCGTATGTTGCAACAGTGTTTCTTTTCACTTTTATTTTGTCAGCAAATTCTTGTTGCGTCAAATTCAGAGCATTTCTTATCTTCCTAATACGCTCATTCATTTATTTTCACACCTCCTTCCTGCAAATTTATATTATCACGCCTTGTTGAAAAAATCAACAAAAATATGTTGACAAATGTTTTTTAATGACATATAATTGTTTTACAATCAACAGAAAAGAGGTGAGAACGTGAACGAACTTGTACATTTAGAGCATGATGAAGCTGTATGCAACAGTTTGGAGGTTGCTGAAAAGTTTGGTAAAAGACATGACAAGCTGATTTCAGAAATAGAAAGAATGTACTCTGATTTAATCGGAAAAGGGTGTGCCCAAAATGGTGGAGACCCCCTATTTGTAAAAAGTAGTTACATTCATCCACAAAATAAACAGGAATATCCAATGTACCTTATGAACCGAGACGGCTTTTCATTATTGGTAATGGGATTTACCGGAAAGAAAGCGTTAGATTGGAAACTTAAATACATAAACGCTTTTAATCAGATGGAGAATTACATCAGAGAGAAACAGTCGCAGTCTTGGATTGAAACAAGAACAGTCAGTAAGCTGTCAAGAAAAGCTGAAACAGATGTATTGAAGCAGTTAGTTGAATATGCCAAACAGCAGGGAAGCGAACACGCTGATATGCTGTATATGACATATTCAAAACTGGCAAACAAAACTGTCGGTGTGGCTGATAGAGATACCGCAACCGCTAAACAACTGATGAACTTATCCGTCACAGAAAATATCATATTGAAAGTAGTTGAAGAAGGTATCAGCCAACAGCTCCATTATAAAGAGATTTACAAGAATTGTAAAGACCGATTGGCAATAGTCAATCAGTTAGCGTATTTGACAGTATGAAAGGAAGTGAGCTTTTGAAAAAAATGACATACCGACAGAAACGAGATTTACTCAATAAGTTCGAACCGTTCATAATCGGTGCAGTTCAACTCATAAGTGCTTTGGCTGGTGCTGCTACTGGAATAGCTATCTGCTACTTTTTCTAAATGATATGTAGCCGTGGCGGTTACAAGAGCCACAATAAAAGGGATTAGGATATTTCTTAAAAATTCGAGAAAAACATATTCTTTATAGTGTTTTCCTTTAACAGATAAAACATAAGAAAACACCGTTCTATCATTGGAAACATCTACGTTTCTGAAAAAGCCTAATTCTTTTAAATCTAAAAAAGCTTGGTAAATATCTTCACCGGAATATTTACCGAATTTTGAAAGTTCAATGGAGCCAACCATATTTGAAGATACTTTTTTCAAAATAGTTCTTTCAATTTTTAAAAGCATAATAATACCTCCGGTTTTTAAAACATTATATCACAGAAGGGAAGTGAATTGAATGAGTGAGCAGGAAAAAGAGATTATTCGTAAGCTGTCCGACACAATCCCTAAGCTTGACGATAACAAGAAGAACTACATTCTTGGTGTAGCCGAGGGAATGGCAATAGCTAGAGAAGCAGAGAAAAGCGAAAACAGCAGAAAGGAGTAAGACTTGAACGAAGTTAAGACAGTAGAAACAAGAACGCCGATTGAGATTGCCCTTGACATTGACAGCGAGGGCATGACAACGGCGAGAAAGCTTTATGAGTTTTTAGAGCTTGCGCCACAGCATTATGCAAGGTGGTGTAAGTCAAATATTACCGAGAACGAGTTTGCAGAGGAAAATGTTGATTATTGGGCATTCACCATTAATGGGGAATGGGGTGGACAGGCTACGACAGATTACAAGCTCACAGCTCACTTCGCCAAGAAGTTATCCGTCAAGGGTAACGGCGAGAAAGCAGAACAGGCAAGGGAATATTTTACGGCGGTTGAGGAGAAAGTCAAGCAGACCGCTATTGACCGCTCACAGTTATCACCACAGTTGCAGCTTATGAACATGCTTGTTGAGAGCATGAACAAGGCGGAGCTTGAACAGAAACGACAGGCACAGCAGATTGAGCAGGTGCAGACAACAGTTGACAACATGAAGGAAATCTTCACACAGCCTATTGGGGACTGGCGGAATGAAATCAATGCACGGATAAGGGAAATCTCAATCAAGAGCGGTATTGACTATCAGACACTTTACAACGAACTTTACGGACGGCTTGAAACGATAGCCCATTGTAGCTTACAGCGGTTACAGGACAACAAGAGGTCACGCATGGAAAAGGCAGGTAACACCAAGACGGCAATAAGAGAGGCGACCACGAAGATTGCAATTATCTACGAGAAGCCACAGCTTAAAGCAATATTTGAGGACGTTGTTCGGCGGTATGCGATGGCTTATGCGTAAGGAGGATTAATGTCAATTCTATACTTATTGATGGTACTGATACAGATAACAACGGCGATGCCGAACAGCATAGAGAAGTCCGTGGACTATACAAGTGTCATGCCGTGTCCAACTAAGGAAATATCGGACGAATGGCAGACATTCACGCTCACCGCCTACTGTGGTTGTGAGAAATGCTGTGGTAAGACCGACAGGATAACAGCAACAGGTACGCACGCTGTTGAGGGCGTTACCATAGCAGTTGACCCTGCGGTTATTCCTTACGGCTCACTGGTTGACATTGAGGGTATCGGGACATTTGTTGCTGAGGACTGCGGCGGTGCCATCAAGGGTAACAAGATTGATATTTACTTTGAGCGACATGAGGACGCTTTAAAATTCGGAGTTTGGGAAGATTGGAGAGTGAGGATAAGGGAGTGAAACAGCCAAAAAAATTGACGTATAAGCAGAAAGTTATTGTATCGTCGCACAGGCTTAATGCAAATGACTGGATGGTGGAAAAGGAAACAGAGTTTTATTTGTATCTTGTGAGCAAGGACGGAGCCAAGAAGAAAATCATAGACAAATTTAAAAGGAGGTAAAACGTGATGGTTATTACAGATTTAAACGCATTAGCGGCAAGAGAGCTGGCTATTGTATGTGAAGCAGAGAAAATGGGAGTGATTATTGAGGACGGCAAGATTACAGGAGCCGTGAGCGAGGAGGAATAAGAAAATGGAGATTAAGCTACTAAGAATGAGATTGGAGAACTTCATGTGTTATGTTGACACAGAGTTCAGTTTCTATCAGTTGACAAAGATACTTGCCGAGAATGGCAGGGGCAAGTCAAGCATTGTAACGGCTTATCTATGGTGCTTGTTTAACTGTGATTATGAGTTAAAGGATAATCCAGTTGTCAGAAGAGAAGTTGACGGAAAATCCGTTGATGACATGGATACGGCGGTAACACTTACGCTTGATGTTGATGGCAAGGAAAATACATTGAGAAAGGTTCAGAAGCGTACATATAGCAAGGACGGCAGTTCATACAAGGACGATAACAAGTATTTCATCAATGATGTGCCTAAGACATTAAAGGATTTCAACGCATATCTTGATGTTGATATGAATGTATTTAAGATGTGCAGTAACATCAACGCATTTCTTAATCAGAAGCCAGCTAAAATGCGTGAATACCTATTCGGGCTTGTAAGTGATGTTACAGACCTTGATATTGCTTCACAGAAAGCTGAATTAGCCGAGTTAGTTCCTTTACTTAATAAGTATACAGTTGAAGAATTATCCGCTATGAATAAGGCTACCAAGACCAAAATTACAAAGGATTTGCCTATTCTTGACGGACAAATCAAGGAAAAAGAACGCGATATTCAGCTTAAACAGGGTATCGAAGTATCTGACCTTGAATTACAGAGGAACAGCCTTAAAGAACAGATTGCTGATTGCGTGGCAAAGCAGACCGACAATGACAAGCTGATGGCTGAATATGACAAGGCTAGTTCGGATATTCTAAACTTGAAGTTTGAGCTTAGTGATATGAGCCGCAAGGCTAACGAGGACAATATTAAGGCTAGGCGAGAGATTGAGGACAAGATTTCTGATAAGCAGTTCCTTGTTAGGCAGACAGAAAAGACTATCAGCGAGACAGAACACTGCATTGAATTGTCGAAGCAGACTATTGAGAGTATAACCGGATATCTCAATGCGGAACGTAAGAAGTGGACGGAGGAGAATAACCGCCAGTTTGATGAGAACAGCCTTATCTGCCCTTACTGTGGCAATGAATATAGTGAGGATAAAAAAGAGCAGTTAAGAGCCGACTTCAAGAAACACAAGGCTGACACGCTAAAGGCTATCACCGATAACGGAAACCTTTACGCAGACAGATTGAGCAAGGAGAAGAAAACACTTGCAGACCTCGAAGCAGAGTTGCCGGAGCACAAGGAAAGCCTTGAAATACTGAATACAGCTATCGAAGTTTTCACAGAGCAGTTATCGGAGTTACCACAGGAAACTGATGTAACAGCCACAGAGGAATACAAGGCATTGGAACAGCAGATAGCTGAAAAGGAAGAAGCTATGCACAAGGCTAATGACATATCGGCAGTTAAGGCTGAATTAAAGGCACAGGAAAGTGAGCTTAGGCAGCAGTTGTCCGATTGCGAAGCCAAGATTGCGGCAAGCAATACCGCAATGGAAGAAGAGAGGCTAGAAGAGCTACGCAACCGGCAGAGAGATATGGAACAGAGCAAGACTAATGCCGAGAAAATCCTTGATTTACTTGACGAACTGGATAAGGCAAAGAATGAAGCCTTGACAGAAGCAGTAAACAGCCATTTTGGGTTAGTTAAGTGGCAGTTGTTTGAATATGCTAAGAACGGCAATTACAAGAGTTGTTGCATACCTACTGTTGACGGAAAGAGCATTTTAACAACTATGAGCAACAAGGGCAACAGGATTCTTGGAAGAGTTGACATTTGCAATAGCATTCAGAAGATTAGTGACATTACTTGCCCGGTATGGCTTGATGATGCAGAGAGCCTTGACGAGAGCAATCAGAGTAAGGTTGCGCAGATGGTTGGTGGACAGACAATTATGCTCATTGTGGACAGCAAATATAAGAATTTAGATATTACGGAGGGATAAGCACTATGAATGATAGATATGTTGTAGAGCGTGAATTTGAACATGCAGGATACAAATGTGCTGTCATATTTGGAAGTATCGGGCACAGATGCGGTTATGTCGGCATTCCAAAGAATCATCCATTATACGGAAA